TTTAAAGGAGCCAGCCATGAGTGAGTTTAAAAATTTCCAATCATGCCCCGTTTGCCGAGAGCAGACTGATCAATGCTTGTCGTGCGCCTCGTATGTTGTGGATGGCGAACGTATTTATTATGAAAAACTGAAAGATTATGGCGCAACTCAAGATCATGAATTGCGTTTTATTCGCCATATTCAGAAGCATAGAACAACGGCATTTTTTCATAATGGAAAATTGTATATACCAAGCCGACAAGGAAGATCAGTTCCTTTAGCAATTGGTTTGCAATGGGAGGCTTGGCAGGAACAACAATTAAAAGTGGACGAACTTCAAAATCGTATTAATTCGGCGCTTGCAAGGGCTGACATGACTTGTATTGGTCAATCCATGTTTTTTAAGCAGTTTGATGACGTTATTGCAATTTTGAGAGGAGAGAAACGCAATGATACATAACGACGGCTGGTTTTGGATCTTTATGATAGTTGTAGTCATATGCATTACGACTCTTAAATTGAACGGCATTGATGTGGGATTTTTTTAATAAATGAGAAACGCATTAATACTTTTTCTGGCTGTTCAGTTAAGCGCTTGTGAGGTTTCTAACACGGCGTTCAACGAGTCTATAGTGCCACAAACCCAAGATTTCAACCCTTCGCAACACTGTTACGTGATGCGTTATAGACAGGGGCTAGTGTGGCGCGAGGCAAACATAGTTTCAGAAACCGAGCTTGATTATCAGGAAGCTCAGGCGAAGGTTGAAAAGTTAGTGGGTTGGTACAACGACACTGGCGAAAAATCAGAGTACCCATGCAAATTTTAGGACAAATAAATGCTCAAATCTGAATTAAAAGTCGGACAAACGGTATGTTTGGTGCCAAGTTTTTATATTGGCAGAAGTTTAACCCCCATCGAAGTTGAAGTGACAAAGATTGCTAGAAAGTACGCCTACACTTCTCATAACCATCACAAAATAATTTTGACAGATGGCACTCTTTGTACTGAAAAAGACTATACGGGACTTTATTACATCGTATGGAAAAGCAAGGCTGATTACGAAGAGCATGTACGACAGCAGCACTTCATTGGCGAAGTTAGGAAGAAATTTGCCAACGCTAAACTCTCCTATTCTGACGCTTTAGAGTTAAATAAATGGTTTGAGGAAAGAAGTGGTGAAAAAACTACGACTATCAATTAAAGATCGCCTGAAGCTTTTGCGAAGAGCGGTAATTGTAGCGTTCATGCCAAACGTCAGACAGGTCAATGTAATTTGGCAAGAAGAAGTAGGCGACATTAAGCAACACGCCTTCTTTGTGGATGGCATTAACCCAACTGATATGACATTTTTGTACTTCTCTTACGTGGCGGGCAATAGTGACACTTTTGAGGATTTAACAAGACGCACCAAGTTTTTGCTTAATAAAATTGCAGTAGCTTATGCGCTCTATAACAAGGTGTCTTCAAAATCTATTCAATACACACCTGAGCCATTTAGACTGGTTAGAAAACTTAACCTTCATTTGCTTGAGCGTAACTTTGACCCTGATTTATACGAGAACATCGTTTTAAATCACGAAGAAATCGTCCTGACGGTGTATTTGCATTGCTTAAACGGTAAATTAGTTGGCTATCAACAATACCGCCCAGACTGCAATGATAAGCGAACCAATAACCCAAAATTGGCTCGTTACTTCACTTACAAGACTCCTGGTAATATTGCGGTTTGGGGCTTGGAAACATTGGACTACAGCCGAAAGCGTTTATACATAGTTGAAGGTATTTTTAAAGCCTCTGCCCTTCACATGCTTGGACATAATGCGGTGGCCCTTTTAACTGGCTCTCCTTCAATAGACATGCTGAATTGGCTCCGTTCATTGCCTTTTGAGCTATACGCTATTGGTGATAATGACGATACCGGCAAACGCTTAGTTCGTGCGGTGGGTAATGGCACATGTTTTGAAAAAGATGTGGACGAATACTCATTAGAAGAGTTGGAATCATTATTGGGGTCTTCTCAAATTTAATTTCATAATTTTTAATTTATGCTTATAATCAGTCACTACTGACTTATTTTATCGGTAGTGACTGATTATTTAAGGAATAAATATGACTGCATATACAGCACAACAAATAGTGAAGTTTTTAATTTTAGAAGAAGCGATTCAGCTCTATGACGAATTTCACGAAGCTTCAATCCGTCTTCTGAATGAAGCAAACGCCACAGACACTCCCTTGCCAGAAGATGCTGAGCCAGATGAAATTTTGGCATTAATAAATTCCTCAAACGTAGATTCAATCTATGACACCATTTACGCAGAGATTGAAGGCGGAGAGGATGAAGACGCAATAGAGCGGGCTGAAACTGCTCGCGAAATTATTCGTACATGTGGCGATTTACACGATTACATACCGACGGTAAATACATCGCCTGAACTTGATGTAACAACGCGTGCAATCGAGCTTAATGGACAGTGGGTTTGCTGGGATGTTGATTTAGATGACGAAGAGTCTGAATGGATGCACACTGCCCGTTTAGCAAAAATGGACGAAGCAACAGGTAAACTTGTTCTTATTGAAGGAGAGGACAATGCTGCATAAGTGCCCTAATGCTGGTTGCTCAAAAACCTTCTTTTTCAAACGCAACATGACTTGTTCAAACTGTGACGGAAGTAAACGTTCGCAACGTCTGCATACTGCTCCTGCGTCATCAACACGCCATACAAGCAACGGCCTGTCTCCTGAAGCCTTGTATGCACAGCAAAACGCTATGCAGTTAAATCAAACACTCATGGCCCTAGAAAGCTCTGACAGCTCGAAAGAGTGCAAATCAAGCGATGACAGTCATATTCGCCGTAATCAATGTGAAGACACCCCTACCCGCATAGAGCCGTCATATACGCACTCTCATAGCCATAGTAGCCATGATTATAGTGGTGGTTCTTCCTCTTCGTCGTCTAGCGACAGTTGGAGTTCTTCATCGTACAGCTCAGACGGCGGCTCATCGTATGACAGTAGCAGTTCATCATCTTCGGATAGCAGCTGGTAGATAATATGCACACTACCGCAATGAAGCTTGATTGGTATTGGACCCAACCAAAAGAAAAAATTAGTCGTTTAGTTGCGTCTCAAGCGATTAAATATTTAACAGAACATAGCTTTAACAGTGATGATGCTAAGTTTTACTTTCGCGAATTTCGCGATGGGTTCTATTACGATGCTCAAAATGATCTTTGGATGCTTGAGTTTGCGGGTAAAACAAAGTGTTTGACGGACGGCGATTGGGTTTTCCTTTCGTCAAACACCAATGTCATACACGAGAATCCCGAAGCACTTCCTCTTAGAGAGGTTGAGCGCATTGCTCTGCGGATGATTACGATCGCAACTGATTAAATAATGTTTGGTTAATTGTTTTTGTGAAAAATATTTGCCATTAAATCAGTCAGTACTGACTATACTTTTCGCCATAAAAGCACACAAGGGAACGCTACAACCGTTTAGCGGTGCTTTTATGAAGTTCAAAATTAATTTTAGGAATACAAAAGATGTGCCTTCACTGTTTTGCAAAGGAAATTGAAAAATCTGGAATGGGCCAAGTGGTAGTTTTAGAAATGACCAAAGATGGTTTACGACCAGCTGAACTCAATCCTTCTACTGATAAAGCCGCGACAACTGAAACTAAAGCAGCTGCAAATCAATTTTTTGTTTCGAATGCTAACCTCGCTGCTGGCCCTGTGGGTGGAGCTGGAGTGCAAATTACAGATAGTGGGGTAATTTCAAGTTTAGGTCTTCTAGGCAAAGCAACAAAAGCTGAAGGCAAAATTAGTACAGCGGGAGCAAATCAAGCACTTCCAAAACATGCAAATTTTGTGGCTTCAGGTGGTAACAAAATCCAAGCGGTAAACATCAATACGTTAGATCAAGCATATACAGCGAGCGAAAAAATGCATCGCTTTGTAGTGCCAAATCTTGATGAGTTATTACTTCGCACGCAACAAAGCGTGGGCGTTTTGAGCGGTTTAAGCGTAGCTTTAAACAACGGCGACGAAAACAAATACTCGGAAGCTGAATATATCAAAGAGTTAATTAAGTTGACCGCTCTGAATTTCATGGCCCTTCAGGAACGCGGTGTTGCTTTGGAAGATGTTGTTAAGCAAATCACTCAAACTTTTGAAGACATGGGCACCCAAACCCTTCGTGATGAAGTGACCAACTTTCTTAAAGAACGTGGTTTCGGCACTGATCTGAAGGCAGGAGCTTAAAAATGCCACGTATTACGGTACATCAAGCATCTGACGGCACACTTCACCGCACTTACGATGAATATGTAAAGCATGAAGAAGCTCTCCGTATTAACCATGCGTATGTCGAGTCTGAATTGCCTGCTTTCATTGATGATGTGGATGTTAAATCGTTCATTCTTGCTAACAAGAATGAAATCGAAAAGATCATCCTCAAATCCAAAGTTAAACGCAAAGCTCAGCCTAAGAAGAAATGATCTCAATTCTCTTCAAAACACTTTTAATCATCCTTGTCGTTGTTGCGTTTGTGACAGCGGCATTTAACACAAAAATTCGCAAATTGGCGTTTAGTCACTTGAACAAGTACAGATGGCAAATCTTAGTCGTTATCACTGTACTTTTGGCTATTTACGTTTATGCGACTATAGGAACTTAACATGAAGTTAAAAAGCTCAATCCTTATAGCTCTCACTGTCGGCATGACAATGGCTTTTACTGGTTGTTCAAAGGTTGAAACTGGTCACGTAGGTGTTGAATCGGTTTTCGGCAAAATGAAAATGGACGAATTGGCTCCGGGTGTGTATCAAACCATCACTCGTGACCTAAAGGTAATTAGCGTCCGTGAAACTACCGTTCCACTTGAAAACATTCACCCGAAGACGAAAGATAATGTATCGATGCAAGAAGTCGATATGGACATTCGTTACATGATTCAGCCAAATAAAGTCGCTGACACACTTTCTAAACTAGCTGGTGACTTGGGGGCAAATAAAGACGGCGACACAGTGGTGGGCGAACGCTTTGTTAAACGCCATGCACTTGAAGCGGTTTTCAAAGCAACGGCAAAATATGATTCCAGCGAAATTCATCTAAAGCGTGATGAAATCGCGGCTGATGTTGTAGCTTCATTACAGAAGTCTTTAGATAAAGAAATGCCCAATACATTTACCATTGCTGGTGCTTCTGTCCGCGCTCTTGTTACTGACGAAAAATTGGAACAAGCAATTACTCGTGCCGCTCAAATTGAATTTGATATATCACGTAAAAAAGAAGAGCAACACCTTGCAGATGCTCAAGCCCAAGTTACTTTAACCAAAGCTCGTGCTGAAGCTGAAGCCAACCGTATTGTTGGTGCGTCACTCACGCCAATGCTAATCAAAAAGATGGAAATTGAAGCACAACAAGCCTTTGCTCAACAAGGCACTCACACTGTTTTACTCCCTTCAAATAGCGCAACTCCACTCGTAAACGTTAAGTAATAGCTGATAAGCCAGTATTGATGTTTTACAATTCAGTCAGAGATCAGTCATCACTGACTGAATCAATAAACCATTAAGCAATAGGCGGTTATGCAATGAAAAATATAGCAAGAAGTCACTTAGAAATGCTTCAGGAAACCGAAGTTTGGTTTGAAGACACTTTAAATCGCTTAACTGGCATTGTTCAAAGCGAAGAAGGTCAAGAGCCAAAGCATATTATTCTCAACACCGGCAAAGAGAAGATTTTGCTTGATAATCCAGATGAAATTCGAATAGCTCAAAACACTATCAAGGCAGTTATCAACACTTTGCAGTTTACTTTCCCTTATTCAACTAAAAATACGATTACTGAGGAAGGCGTTTCAGAATGATTTTACGTGGTTTTGATACCGAGACTACAGGTTTAGAGCAAGCCGACGGTCATCGCATTATTGAAGTTGCAATTTTGTCTTATGACTCAGACACAAGACAGCTCGTTGATAAATACGTACAACGCATCGATCCAGAACGACCGATCGACCCCAAAGCTCAGGCTGTTCACGGAATTGATTATAGCCAGCTTTTAGGTTGCCCTAAATGGGAACAAGTTGCGCCAACTGTGCATCACCTTTTAAGCACAGCTGACGTAGTAATTGCTCATAACATTGACTTTGATATGCCCTTTACGCAAGCAGAGCTTAGACGCGTTGGATCCTTATTACCGCCTGTTCGTCAGTTCTGTACGATGGAAAATGGTCGATGGGCTACTTTTGATGGAAAATCACCGAAATTGGGCGAACTTTGTTTTGCGCTCAATATTGATTATGACCCCAATGCAGCTCACGCAGCCGACTATGACGTCGATGTAATGATGCAGTGTTTCTTTGCAGGCTTAGATCGCGGTTTTTATAAGATTGTGTGATCTGGCCCAATAGCCACAAGTTAAATTTCAAGTCACGAAGGAATCATTGTAATATATGTCCAAGTCCTTGAAATTTAACCTGTGATTATGACGCTTAAAGATTATATTTAAACACCTTGTAGGCGAAGAAGAATTTAAAAGCCTCTTATCAGAAGTGCAAGAAAACATATCAATCGAAACAAAGAGCTTTAGAAACACTAAGCGCATTTCATACGGATGTTTGATTATTGGGTTTCTTTGTTTGTTTTTCCCGCCTTTCTGGATAGGCGCGGTGGTTTTGCTTGTAATCGGCATGGCTACTCATATGATAAAGGCTGAAGTTCAAAAGAAGCTGGATATATTTAACGAAGTTTGGTTTTTCCTAACCGAAGACCTTGAAAGTTCTACTGAGAATTTTGAACGATACAAATATTTGATTGACCAATTGTAACTTGACCCTAGCGATTCATGCGGTTATATTTATCCAATGAGTTGTAAAACTCTCTTTATCTTGTTTGTTTGTTTCGAGCCTATCGAAAGATAGGAAAACGATGAGATAACTTAGTTAAGTTGGGGGAAAGGCAATTGGAAAAATCTAATTGCTTTTTCTTTATCGGCTGACAAATCATAGGATTGAACATGGATAACCTTGATTCTGAAGCCTCTCGCATGTCGCCCGAAGAGTTAAAACAGGCAGGTGAGATACTTTACGGCACTCAATGGCAAACAGAATTGGCTCGCGCGATTGATGTGGACTCAAGCAGAGTAAGACAATGGATGGCGGAAGAACGCCCTATTCCAATAAGTTTGCGTAGTAAAATAATTCTGCTATTAATGGAAAAGAGTAGAAAATCAGTTGCATATGCAGATTATTTAGATCATCAATTTTGAAATTTCCAGACTGGCAAATAACCCCCTCGCGTTTAGTCTCCAACTAAAAAAGTATCTAATAGATTGAATTTGTTAAGTCTAAGAGAATATGAACATTTTTATTTTAAACGATCAAAGCGTGAAGACGGTTAGAAACACTCATAGCGCACTCAAAGGGAAAAAATTGATTGCGCGTGGACAGTTTTCAGGTGTCTACGAAAGCGGTAATTCAGATACGGTTTTAAAACTAAGTATTGACGCTATGGGTTATGAGTCATTGTTTGGCCCCTACTCTCTATCTCGCGAGAGTAATCATTTCACTCGGCCTATCCGGGACTTTGGCAAAGTGGGTGAATTTATTGTTGGCAAAAACATTAGCAAGACTGCTATTACTCAACCCAAAACCATGCCTGTACCGATGTACTTGTATGAGGTTGAACGACTTCATAAGCTACCTGTTAAGGGGCCTAATCGCTCATTGGTGAATCGTATTTGTAAAAAATTACGCATTCTAAATGGTTGTAGCTTTATTGATGACCGCCATGAGCGAAATATCACTTGCTTAATGGATTTGGCGTTTGATGACCATTTAAAAGATCACCCATCGCTTAGCATGAGTTTTTTAACAATGGCTAAATTTTTGAAGCAAAATTCCGATGCATTTCCCGACCTCCACACGGGTAATTTCATGCAACGTCAAGATGGAACGCTAGTGATCTCAGATCCAGTAGGCTCAACAAGCATTTACGAATGCTGTAATACGTTTAAGCCCGTTTCATATGATGCTCCACTTAAAAACGAAGAGTTGAATTGCGCTTAGTAAGTTGACCAAATCTTGCTCAAGGCGACCTTTGCAGCTCGCCATCAAAATCTATTTTTTGTCCAACGGCGGTTAGTCATAATTCATTCATCGAAACAACGCAATGAATGAGGTAAACATGACAGCTCAAGCAAACATTCAACAAGATGAAGTTTTTCTTGAACAGCTTTTTGATGAAACAACTGATTTAACTGATTTAATCAATGTTCTTGATGGTCAAGGTTCTACAGCTCAAGCGACCGAAGCAAGCATAGACGACGCTGCTTTATCCATTGAAGATCTTCAATTAGATGCATCTTTAGTTGAAGAGGTTGCCACACAAACAGAAGTTAAAACTGAACAAGTAGCGACTGAACCACAAGATACTCTCGAAGGTCTGATTGAAGATACTGATTTTGATGCATCCGCACTCGACTTATCTTTAGCGGTTACAGAAGTTTCCACTGAAGAGAAGAAGGTCGAAAAGAAGTCTAAAAAGACTAAAAAAGAGACTGAAGCCGCTAAAAATCAAGAGAATCAGCGCGAAGCTTCACCGTCTACTTATCGAACAACATATCAAAATAGCAAAGTATCGGCTGTTTTGTTGTCTCGATTAGGCGACGATGCTTATGACCACCTTCTACTTGAAGTTGAAGATGCTGAATTACTTGAAAAAGATCCAGAAGCTTTAAAAGCTAGACAGCAAGAATTGTTAAACATTCTTAATGCGCGTCCGGGTTCAGGTTCGTCTATTACGACTCAAAAGAAGGTTGCTGAAAAAATCGTTCAACTCTTCACATGGTTGAAGAATGGCGGTGAATTAAATGTTGTTATGCATCGTACTTTTGGCGTTTTGTTGAAAGACGGTTATATCACAACAAAGAAAACGGGTAACTTGTATTCAAATCTTCTTGCAAAGCCTTACTCTCCTGGTACTGCAAGCGCACAGAGCGGTCAGATGATGCAAATGTTACCGATGCTCAAAATTGCCTTGAAAGATGAACAGGGTCGCTTAGTGCCTAATCCAAACTCTCTTCTTTTGATGAAGATCAAAAGCGAATTATTTCCAGAGCTTTAATCAGTGATGATTAGGAGGGTTCGCCTTCCTCAAATTCGGGTGCCAATTATGAATTTAAGTGTTTTGAAGAAATTATCTACAGAGGCCCTTTTCCAACTTCAAGAAGGGGTAAAGCAAGAAATAGAATCTCGTATAGATTACAGTATTGAAGTTGGGCGATATGCAACTTTTGTTGATTCCCGAAAGGGCGTCAATCGACGAGTTCGCATCACCAAAATAAACACCAAAACAGCAACGGTAGTTGAAACGAGCGATAGTGCCAATCCGGGTCTTGAGTGGCGCGTAAGTTTTGACTTTTTAAATGTAGAGGGCGTTCAAAGAAAGAACCCTATAACAACCTCTAAAGTCGAAGCGCCAAAGAAAATGGTCACAAACACAAAGAATGCATGGTAAAGGGCAATTAAATTGCCCTTTTTAATGCGCGTATTTTCTCGTATATCGCGTTTGTTCGTCACGGTTAATAAATTACACCCTTTTTATCTAAAAGCGCTTAAAACGCATTTTTTTATAAATAATCACAATTCCAATTGATCAGTCAGTACTGACTGTTTATAATCCGCGATGTATTTTATATATTTATCTCACCGTATTAAGAGATAAGCGCATGAACATATGTATAGATCAGTCACTATTTAGTGATTTTAATGACTCTCATATTATTTATTCTGCAATGACTCCGCGTGAAGAGTTTCGTCTTAACGGATGCTTATGCCTCGCAACTCAACAAAAGCTTATTGAGCGGGTTGAAGACTTAGAAGACGAAGTAATCGATAAAGACGCGATTGAAGGCTACTTAGGCGAAATCAAAGGAAATTTAATCGATTCGAGCGATTTGAAACGTCTTTCAGAAGAGCTTTTTGCACTGCAAGGACACTTGCGCGGAGAAAACCGCAAACGAATGGCTGAAGTAATGGAAGCATTCACTCACCTACGTCATGCGGTTGAAGGTCAAAGCGAATATGCATGCGAGCAAATCAAACATGTGGTCGAGGAATTAAAGCTGGCAAAGTGAGACGCCAGCATTTAACCCCAAAATTATTTATCTATCATACATTTAACTTAACAGAGAGTCGCAACCATGACACAATATCTTCGCCAAAACGACACTTATCACTTAGCTCCAGATGTAAGTGGCGTCGCTATTGATAGCTTGCCTGCTGGTTTTTACCGCTTATGTTTTCATGACAAGCTCGGTTTCTACCTTCAAATCACCAACCCGCTTACATTAATTCCGAAAGCGTATGGTAACGCCTACCAACATCAAGACCGCATCATGGAAACCTTCAATGAGCGCACAGAAATACCCACAACTATCATGCTTGAAGGTTTTAAGGGTACAGGTAAAACTCTATTAGCTAAAAAGCTATGCGTTGATTTTGTGAAAAGTGGCGGTATTTGCATTTTACAAAGTGAAGCCTATGTCGGTGATGACTACAAAGGCTTCCTTCAAAAAATTAACCAACAAAAAATTGTTTTCATTGATGAGTTCGACAAGGTTTACACCAAGCCAGAACAAGTTAATGACATGCTAACACTTCTTGATGGCATGTACCCAATGCACACACTTTTCATTCTCACTATGAATGCGGATTCTCGCAGCTCGCGCTATGAGTACTTCCATAACCGTCCGGGTCGTGTTTATTACAACATACACTTTGGCAGCATCAGCGAGTCAACCATTCGCGAATATGCAAACGACGTACTAATAAACAAAGATCGCATCGACGAAATTCTTGAATACGTAGGGCGTTTCTCAATGTTCAACATGGATATGTTGACCATCTTAATTAAGGAAATTAATAAATCAGAAGGTCAAAACATTTCAGTCCGCGATCTAGGCAAGTTTTTAAATATTAAACCTACCATTTCTTATGATGATATTCGCCTTCAAAAAGAAGCAACCTACAAAGGTTATGACGTTTCGGATTCATTTGACTTCACTTACTTTGATGCGGACTACATCGAACGAATGATGACAGACGATACATTTGAGTTCCGTTTAATGATTCGACCTAATGGTTTCCGAAAAACCGACGATGGCAAACTTTGGGAAGACGAAAACGGCGATGCTAAACAGTGCATCGGCTTTATGGCTGAAGATAAATTTATTGAGCTTGAGCCATATCACCGCATTGTTAAACCAAATGACGTCAAGTGTGAGTTTGACCCTAAAACGCGTGTCTTTACCTTGACTGACAAGGAGCATGACGTGGTTGTGACCGTTCAGGCAAGTCCGACCTTCAGCTACCTTAACAAAGACGAACGTGTAGTTAATTTCTAATCCATATCGAAACATACAGGCTGTGCTTATGTACAGCCCGTCTCCTAACTTAACTACTGGATAACGAAAAATGTCACATTCTTATCAGCTATATAGCGTGCTTTCATCTCTAAAAAAATTACATAACGACACGACAGTAAGTTTTTTAGAGTTTGTCAAATCAAAAACAGGATTTGAAGTTGTTAATTCGCAAGTGGCAAATGATTTAAAAAACGAACAATACCATTTTGGAGTTTACGACAAAGGGTGGATTGAGTTTGACGAAGATTCGCAAAATGTTATTGACGTAATAATGCGATTGAAAGCTGGCCCAGTTCCAATCGTGGAGGCTTTAACGCTGGAAAACGATTGCATGATTGGGCAAACGTGGTTTCCAAAAGGAACTCCTGTAATAAATCTAATTAAACACGCTGAAGGCGTCTATAAAGCTGAAGCAGTGGCGCAAAACTCTAAGATCGAATTTGGCACCGACGATAACGAAATTTGGTGGGCGCATGATGTGCCATTTTACGGTCGGGTTCAGCTTCAAAGATTTGTAGAACATGGCGTGGTCGAATGGGACATTCATTTCAATGATTGTTGGCAAGGGCCTTTTGATTCAAAAGTAAGTGCAATTCAACACTTAGAAGAATGCATAGCTGAAAAACGCGAGGAGGAAGCGGTATGAGCCTAATTGACCTTGTATATGCGTTTGAATCAGCCACTCGCGCACATGAAAACATTGGCAGTCAACCACTCGAAGATCACGCAATCATTGAGGAAGAGTTTAAGTCCGCCAAAGAAAATCTAATCGTCGAAATAAAAGAGCGCACTAACGACCCGGCTCTTGCTGTTATCCAATACATATTAAGTGACAATGTGGATGGCACCGATGACGCAATGGAATTTTTGAACTATTGGAACGAAGGTGAGTTCGACATTCTTCGTCGTAACTGGAACAACATTCCTGATGAAGTATTCATTGGCGCAGATCCATTATTTAAAGTTGCGCCACCTGTTCGTGTTGGTCGACATATTGAAGGCGTATCAATTAACGGTCTTGAATACATTTTGGATGATTCAAAGCAAATTTGCATATTCAAAAATGAAGCAACCGCTCGTCAATGCCTTGTTAATAACTTTGGATTCAAAGAAGAGCAGTTAGACGACCTTGTTTTTGAAGAGTTGGACCACTCTTATGCTAGTGACATTAATGACTGATGCCTCGCTTTGTCACAAAACTGGCGCCGCTGGGTTTGGATACTGGTGCGCGTCAGACAGAGGCAAACGTGCGGGTGGGAACATTATTAAAGGCGTTGTTAAAGACAGCTACGAGGCGGAATTTAAAGGCGTAGCTAACTCTTTGCAGGCGTCTATCAATGCCGGGCTTATCTCAAAAGGTGATGAGGTTTTAATTCAAGTAGACAACGAGGGTGTTCTCTTCTGCCTTAGCGGTAAGTGCAAGGTTCGTCCTGACATTGCAGTTGTTCTAAATCACATATTAGACACCGCCAAAATGTATGAACTAAAGCTCAGATGTCGACACGTTAAAGGTCATACGAAATTAACCGATAACCGCTATTTAGCGAACCATCATTGTGACAGTAGAGCTAAATACGCAATGAGACAAGCCCGCAAGGTATTGAAGAAAAGCATTGCAGAAAAGGTAATGAGCAATGAAGCAGATTAATGATTTAGGCACAGAAACAAGCAACACAAATTTAGACGGGACGATAGATCCTGAAGCGATAGAGGTGGAAGGATAAATGCCATATTTAGTTAAATGGATTGAAAAAGACACACAACGTTGTGGCGAAAAGACCGTCGACACGCTTCAACAGGCGCGTGAGTATTTGGAAGATGAAACCTACGCGGAAGGACCGATTAAGATTGTTCTTGAGGAAGGTTTTTACTCAGGCATATACGATGAAGTGAGCATTACAAAGGTTGGACCAATAATGAAACTTTGGCAGGCATTAAAACAGGCAGATTATGGCACCGTTGGCTCAGAGACGATCAAGTGGAGTAAAAATTTGCTAGGCCCTAGTCCTGAAACTGAAATTAGGCTTATTCAACTCATTGATGGCGATGGGCATAACTGGGCAATAGTAGATCAATTCCAAACTGTCGAACTCAGCGAAGACCGAACTGTAGTTAAGTTTTTGGATGACTCGAACGCATCGCATGACATGAAATTGTTTGCAAACAGACCCGTTACGCTTGAAGAGCCAAAAATACCAACGTGGCAATTTAAAGCGTCAGCGATAGTTCAAATTAAGGCTGAAACACAGGCGGAAGCTGCCCGGCTTTACAGTGAACACTTCTTTACTCCAGATGAGTTGGATTTCGAAATGAAAGTTTTCGATGTGCAACTTGAGCCGTACACAGGTTAAGGCATAAAGCTTTGCGCATTGGCAACTTAACCCCCAATGCGCAATATCCAAAAAACTTTCAATATCATTAATTTAAGAAAGTTTTCAAGAGTTAAACAAATGCAGACTGACACATTTAATCGTGATGACTTCATGGCGTTCTTTCGCGATGAAGAGAAGCTTAACACGCTATCCAATGAAGATCGTATAGAGATTTTTTCTAGCATACTTGCAGGTTCAAGTGATTTGACTGTATCGCTTCTGGATGAAGTACTAAGAGATTACGACGTGCAAAACATCATTGTTGTTGACGTGGAAAGTATAGACGCTCAACCCATTCCTAGTTCAGCGATGTCGGCACTAGAGAAGGTTCTCAAGTTTTGCAGAGACGGCTTCAATGAAGAGCAAAGGCTGTATGAAGAAAACGTAAGCATAGAACACTCCATTAGAACTGACGTTTTTGAAGAAGTTAGAGATTTTGTAGAAGGCTTAATGTGATGAATGAACAAATAGAAATAAAAGAGGCAGCGTACAAAGCAGGCTTTCATGACGGTCGACATGGTACGCCGTGCGAGTTGATTGAGTTGCAGGCTGAAAATGAACGCTTGCGGTATCTGGTAGGTGAGAAGGTTGGCCACCCATCAACCCGTGATTTGCTGGACGCTGAGATTAACAGACAGCTTACAGAGCAAAAAGCGAACGGTGACAAGGAGTTTATGTCAGATGAAGATATAGAACAATTAATTAGGGAGGTTCTTAAAGATCATGACGAAAACCCTAATAAATACTGGAAAAACCTTTATCGACAAATTGATTCCTTGTTAGATGAACTGGCTGAAGAAAAAAGATTAAACAGATCAAAAGATTTTAAAGTTGGACAACTTCAAGATCGAATCACTGAATTGCTTGATGAAAGACAAGATTTGTATGCACAGATTAATAATGCAAAACAAATTCCAGATGGGTATGTCGCAATTCCTAAGAAAATGCCGCAATCAACAGTGGAAGCTTTGCATTACGGTGGGTACAAATGGGGAGATGAAGAGGGAACGCGAGAGTATTTTGAGCCTGTGTATTCCATTGTGGTTAAAACGGCTGGCAAATCTCAGGAGGTCATTAATGAAGATTAGAGTTCGCTTTGATGCATTGGAGGGCAAGCCATGAGCATTGCAAAGGTTCGCTATTGGACAACAGGTGAAATTAATAAGCTAATCACCTTACATTCTAATAACACTCCAATTGCTGAAATAGCAAAGGAGCTGAACAGAACTGTAGGAACGATCAACTCAAACATTGCAAGGCTACGCAAGAGTGGCAAGTTACCACAGCCAAAGACAGCGTTAGAGCATATTGGCAGCTTAGAGAGAGCTAAAAAGCTAGTTGCGCAAGCTGAGGCACGCGGATTCAAAACAATACCGATCAAGACGGACAATGGCTATTCGCAAACGTATATCTGGCGCCTCCGCACATTGATTCAAAAAGCGGAGCAGAAAGCAGCATGACTTGCAGAAGAATGCCCGGCGGTTTCGTGTGCCTGGTTCCAACTTTTAGATTGCGCTTACTTGATGGGCGATATGTATACATGACATGGAACAACTACTGTGGCCCGCTCTTCTCACATGACCGAGATGAAACTCGTGTGATTGAAGATTGGCACAAAGACGAAATGCTCTGTAAGGCGGTTGATTGGTTTGTGGGAAGAGGCAAGAAGGCATGAAGCCATTAGTAATAATCTTGGCGTGCGTTGCATTACTTGGATGCACAGCAAACTCAATCAGCACCAATGTAAATATCAGCGTTTGCATGCAATGCATGCAGTATGGCTAACACACAAGGCAACGTATGTTGCCTTTGTCTCCCCTATTTTCAATTGTGAAAATTACTCTATCGAAACAAATAGAGTTAAACATAATGCAACCAATCGTCACCATATACCGCGCAGTAAACGAGCTTTTCTCTAATAAGGCTCAGACCGCAATAATATCCGCAGATCAACCTTATCTCGCTGAGATATACATTGGCGAACCAGATAAGCACATGAACACCTACACAAGTGCAGAAACGGGTTTAAAGCTACAAACCACTATGCGCCTAGATGAATACAAGCAAGAGTTCATAGATGCTGTAATAAAGGCGGTTGCTCTTATTGCCGACGGTTACTCCGAATATAATCAATTAGTTTGCGAAGAGAGTGAAGAATATTTTGAAATGACTTCCAAAATACATTTAGACACCGCCACTAACGCTCTTTATTACAGTGATTTTACGACCACAGATCATGGTCTTTAAATTAAAGTCCACTAATTTAACCGCTCCATCGTGAGCGGTTTTTCTTTATAGATAACAACGCCTAAGCCACAAATTGTTTGTCCAAAAACCGATTGAGAGAATTACTTCATCGAAACAAGCAAAGAGATTTTTAAAATGACTTACGAAACTAACGATCAAGTGACTATAGAGCAGTTTTTAGCGAAGTTTTCTAACCCTGATAACAAGAAACGTTTTCGCTTAGAAGGCTTCAGCTTTACGCATCAACACGGTTTTAACCTTTACTTTGATGAATACGACGACTTCATAGATGAGTTAGGCGATGTAGAGATAGAGTTTTGGCAGCTAGAAGACACTTGGGCCAACGAAGAGATAAAAGTCTCATCATTCAAAATGCTTGAAACTTTAATTGAGTTTTTAGTAAGCCTTGATCTTGATGAAGTTAAAGAAGTTGGCACATACGCTGCATTAGTTGAAGGCAACTATGCTGATTGGTCAAACGTTAAAGAGTGGCACGAAGATCGTTACGTGTGTGACTACGAAAATGACGATGATTTTGGACGCTATTTAATTGATGAATGTTCTGCTTTGGAAATACCAGAGGACATTCAAGGTTATTTCGACTATGAACGTTACGGGCGCGACGCTTTAATTAGTGATTATCTTGTAGCTGAAGGAAAGGTTTACCGAAACTATTAAGACCAATATTGAGCAAATATTTGCACTTTTTTTATGAAATCGATCATTTTTGAGCAGATATTTGCGCAATTAGAAAATAACTAAATAATAGCCCTGAATGCTCAGGGCTTTTTGTCTAATCACTTCATGGCTTTGAGCATCAAATAAATGAGCCCTATCGCTCCAAGAACAATTAATGCGGTCAACATACGCCGTACTCAATTCACGTTACATGCAATCATTATAATGAGTTTAATAGGAAACACGACAGGCGATATAAACGCCTCCCCTTCTCAATCCTACTCGGTATTTATACAATACTCACATCAAGACAACGAAGCTCTTTAGATAGAATATTCGAGTGTATTGATAGAGAAAAAAGTCTCACAAGTCACCTTTTTGCCAGCTCTACGCCCCTCTTTAGAGCTGGCTCTTTTTTATCTAAAATAAGCAAAAACAGACAGTTATAGAGATATTATTATACATCATTGATTTATAAGTATTTTTATACAAATAAACTGACTTGTAACTAATTCATTACTTACCCGCCGAACCATGCTAAAACCAGATAAGCAAACACTCTCACTTAAACCGCTTATAATCGCTTATAAACGCGCGTTAGAGACGCTTTTATCACTAAGATGATGAATCATACTAAACACAAGCAAAACGCTCTCTAAAACGATTCTATGCGCAAATAGCAAATTTACTTTAAGGCTGTATTTTTTACCTGAACGCTATAACAAATTATCAGGCACAGAATGAGGCAATTTATCTCTAGGCTGAAATATCATATTACCGTATTACCATACGACCATACATACACACGGTAATATGATAATACGGACTTACTATTCAAACACCAGACAACTAAATTCCAAAACGTACTAAAGAATAGATAACTTACTGACAAACAATCCAACTAATCTACAACTAAGCCATAGAACAGCAAATTTAACTCAAACAGCATATTTTCATAATGCTATCTAAATAATCAAACTGATAAACAATAGAACAATTGCAAACGATCTTAAAAACAATCAATCAATACAGACAAAAACTCTAACAACTACACGGATAATGATAAGTACATACTGAACACTATACACAATAAGGATTTCACTAAGTATAGCTAGAAGGACAATTCATCATACACGGAGAGTAAGAACAATAGGAAGTATGTGTATAGGCGGTTATAGAGTAATAACACATAGAGAGAGGAGTTGTGCAATGTGCATGGAGCGACCGAAGGGAGCGGTGGATTCTGTTGTTAAAAAATTGTTTCAGCCAAACTTCTTACACTTGAAAAATCAGTAAGCACTGACTACAATTGCACCCAAGATAGTTTTCACTGCTGGCAGTGGACCCATCTTGCTTTTCGATAGGGGTGCGTTTTGCTTAGGGTCGGCGTTTACCAACTACGGAATGTTCGCATTCCGATGTGGCGCGGATGAAGTAGATGCCTTCTCCCTTCCTTCTCATGTAAATGTCTTTTTAGGCTATGGGGGGGAAGGGGGGGCATTTTCACTTCTTCTAGCGTTTTCACATCGGAATGGTCATGACTTAAAATCTTTATAGAGAAAATGAAAAATCCCAACAAATTTCCTGAACTAAATATTTCCTAAAAAATCACACATACACACAGGCAAGTGGAACAAAAATTTTCGCGCCGAGGCTATTCCTCACAGCTGCCAATTCAAAATATCACGGCGAATCCTCGGAATGTTCCACGCAAAAACTGGCATGTCCTCGGCACAAACATGCGGTTAATCGGAATAGGCGATTGATGAATATTGCCTATGCCATGCGGTGCATATCCAGCTATGAAATATCACAATACATATCGAAACGAACAACGGGTTTAATCATGACTCAACTAATAACTAAAGCAGGCGACTACCGCACACGCAACGGTAGCCGAGTTACAGTTCACGAAGTAAACGGTGATGGCACATTCGCTATAAAAGGCTCTGTTTGGAAGATGTTTAGAGGTAAGCTACGCCCACGCGGTTTAAATACATGGAAACCTTGCGGTCACAATCAAGCCTACAATCACAGCGACCTAGATATAGTGGCAGAGTGGGGCGGTGTCAGTGAGGAATTGTCGATAGGCTGCAATTGTTATCCAAAACAAACCGACACAGCGGAGTTGAAGATATGAGCAAAAAAGACTTAACGTCTCCAAGTCCTTAAATTGTTTGTCCAAAATCAGCTTGTGAAAATAGCTCTATCGAAACAACATAGAGATAGAGCTATGAAAACTTATGACAGCAACGATGAAGTAAAGAAAAGCGACTGGACCTTTTCGCATATAGCTGATTTAGATGTGTTAAACGTACATTACGGTCAAATCATCTTGTTGAACTCTGGAATTGATGCTTATGCGCTTCATTTGTCTGTGCATGAAAATGAAGAAGAGATTCATTATTTAGTAAACGTTTGCAAAGTGGACGCAGATAAGCATGAAAAACTTGAAGCGTATAACCTTTCACAGACCGATGACTTTGTGTATGAAGTCTCAAAGATAACTCGACAAGTAATATTTACGACTTATATCGAAGCTCAACAATTTATGTGTGAGCAAATGCAAGAATTGACACACTTAAACTTTAAACGCTAACACTCTGAACCGCTCTGTATGAGCGGTTTTCTTTTGATCATATTGTTTCCTAGGCCAATCCAATTTTCACTTAGGCACAGGCCTAGGCATTTTTCATGAGGCCAATCCTCGGCACATCCACGGCGCGGCCACCCCCCATAGGCAACATGCACACAACGCCTAAGCCATGTGTTATATATCCACAAACGCATTGAGAAAATAGCTCTATCGAAACAAGCAACATAGAGTTAAAAAATGAAAGTTACAGCACACCGTATAGCGAGATCAGGATATGACGCAGTAATTATAGGATTCGATCGACCGTGCATAATATCTTTATATCTACACAACGTATCTCCTCTGTGCGGTCCAAGTCACAAGAATGACGAGGGTGTTTTTCGCTATAGCTCTCACTCTAAAGAAGATGCGGATAATAAAAACCTATCAGCTAAAAACTATACGTATGTCGACGGTTTGACAATTAAGGACTTCTACGAATACTTCAGCACAATGGATTTATCACATCTTAATCACGAACAACACAAAGCGCTATATGCAGCAGTTGCAGAGATTAACGACATTACAGACTACTGCGCACATGTAATTGACCTCATAGATGAAGAAGATGACGAAGAAATCCAACATTATCGAAGTGAGCTAAAGCGCACTGATAGCATGATAGTGGACCTAGAAAATTGTGTAATAGAATTTTCTGATGGAAGCAAAGCAACATACGACGACTTGCACAATTAAGCTGACACATTGATTAAGTGAACGCGGTTGAGCTTAATTGACCGCCTTCATGCTGTGTAGAACAGCGCTGATGCTCACTCAACATGGACATGACTGCACCGCTCTAACTTGAGCGGTTTTTTATTATCGTACGCAACATGCCTAGGACAATCCAAAGCAGATCCACGCCCCATCCAAGAGTGAAAAACGGCGTTGCCTCGGCTGAACTATAGAATTTTCCTAAAACACCCGCACGCTCGCATAAGGAGCTGCCACTCGCCTCAGTGCCGCCGTGGAAGAGCCACACGGCAATCCAATTTTTGATAGGAATTGCCTCGGACGTGATCACCCAAAAATCGCGCCAACCCTTGTGCCATAAGGTTTTCATTGATTTTGACTCTAATTTCGTTTTTATTTTTAACGAGTGATTATTTTGCGTTCAAAATTAACTTGCAACAAGTCAATTTAGGTGCAATTATTCACTCAGTCGGTTAGCTCGAAACAAACCGACAAACACAACTTAACTAAATAGAAGGTTTTATCATGACAACTCAAATTATGCGTAAAAATGCTATAGCTAAACTTGCTAATGAATTAAACAATGATAGTGAATTGCTTAATAGTGTATTAGAAGGTAAACGCGCATACATGCATTTAATACAGCAACGCGCAATAGTTCACGCTGATAAGTGCATAGAGAGACAAAACAAGCGCATTGAATACTTAACAGCTATCACTAAGCACAAAAAAGTTTTAAAGGTATCTAAAAGCGCATTTATGAATGATTTTATTAATAGATACATGCTTAACTTTATGCAGTACCGTAGCATTGCGTTAAACGTGCATAACATACGCTTAACAGTGATTTAAGCACTATAGTCGATAGATCATACCATTTTGAATAAAACGCTCTAAAAAGGGCGTTTTATTGCATTTTAAAGCATGTTTATTTGTTTGATCAAAATTTAAACAAATAAACAAATTATTTTTAATAATTGACTTGTAACAAGTCAATTTTGTGCTAATATGTACTCATACCGAAACAACTTACTCGAAAAAGTTAGACGGTATCTAAAACAACTTAACCGATGTGAGATTTTTACTATGAATACTAAAGCAAACCTTGATCTTTTAGCTGCTGAAACAACTATAGAAAACGCTGCTACTGCTAAAAAAGAAGTTAAAACAAACTTCAAAGCACGCGCTAAGAACATACAAAAGACTATTCTTGCGAACCTTGAGATACGCAAGGTGCATCAACCGTTATCACGCGACATAGTAAGTGAAATTAACTTTTTCTCTACTGATGCAGGTTTAGCAACTATAGAGCAATGTTTAATTAAAGGTATCGAGCTAAAAGCATTCGCTGACATTATCGGTAATTACAGTGAAGATATAAAAGGTAAAGACGGTTATTTAGCAAGCAAAGCAATTGTTAAGTGTCGCAAGCTCATGCAAGCAATTGCACAAAACAACTGCATGAAGATTGACCCGTACACACGTTCTATTTTGCGTAATTTAATCGAGTTTAAACAATTACGTCATTTTGAGCTTGAACGTTGCTTGTGTGCTGCTATAGAGAACAAAGACGGGTTAGAGAACGTTAAACGCGTTAGACAGTATCATAGTACGGGCATGAATACCGCACCGACTCAAACATGTTCAACTAAAGCAATGTTACAAATGTTCAATATATGCGACCTTGTGAAAGGTGAAAAACACGGTATGGTCAGCTTTACAAGTGAAGACGTGACCGCGTTAATAGTCGAAATGTTTAAAACATTCACTATCGAGAAAAAACGCTAATTTAAAAGTCAGTCACTACTGACTGCATAAGCGGTCAGTAGCTTGTAAGGTGCGATGCTATGAAAACATTAATAATTATTATCATAAATGTGTTCGTTTTAATCATGCTTGCTGTAATGGTGTTTTATACAGTTAGCGGTGAAGTGTCATTGAGTTTTGCAAAGCTGTATTTTGCTATGACGTTTATATTTTATGTGTGTCTCGCGCTCTTATGCACATATATCGAACATACAAACAAGCGCATAGTTTTAAATTGACAGAGAGTAGCGAAGTCCTAGAGATTTCGCTCAACCCCGGATGCATAGCCTTCCTAAATCTCCGACCTCCTATAACGTCCTTATATTTTCAGGACTGGCTGCCGGAGAATGAGTCCTTATACTTCCACATCCTTGTCGGAAAGCCTGATTCCCGCATACTCAATATCGTTATTCAGAATTTTTACGCGCTTCAATTGTAGGAGTCCACACCATCATATTTTTTACCTTATAAAGTATTAAGAATCTTCTGTTTTCTTTTTTGGCCGCCCACCAGCTCTCGCATGAATTTTTGGTGGTTTGGCTTCAGCGAATTTAGCACAAGCCTCTTCAACTACATAGCTCATGCGATCATCTTCAAGAAAACCTGCCAAAACCGAGACAATATCGCCTTGCGTAAGGGTAGGGTACTTCTCAGCGAAACGAGCAATAATCTCTGAGGCTTCTTGCGTCACAGTGAATGGCTTACGTACCAAACCCTTTTCGTCATAGAACTTCTTTGAATCAAACGATGGCATAACTTTCTCTAAAAACTGTCTTGTCGCAAGTAATTATATACATAAACCTTTGTCACAAAAAGAATTGCCACTCATTAAAGTGGCAACCTTTCTTATGCAGACAATCTGGTGAAGCCTAATTGTTCAAAATTGAAATCATTAACAATGTTCTCTCCGAAACCTTTAGTATGCAAAACAATCTCGCGTCGCTGCGTAGCATGTTTTTTGGTATGTGTATTCCAATGGTCTGTAAAGTCGACAATGAACGCCACATTTGGACCAATCTTCTTCGCACGCAAACCGCGACCAATACGTTGACGCAATGCAATTTCAGCCTTACCGCCGCCCGCAAGAATAATCATACCCACAGCTGGAACGTCTACTCCCACATCCAAAATGGTTGTACCAATTAGCGCATCAACCGAACCACTGGCAAGCTTGTTCAACGCTAGTTTGCGCTCAGCTTGATTGTTTTCACCCTTAATGAACTCAGCACGTAAACCATATTGCGTTAAAAGCTCGTTTAAATGCTCGCCATGCGATGTATGTTGCACAAGAATCATCGACGTCAAACCGTAAGCTTTGGCTCGAATAATCTCACTCACAATAGCTAAATTGCGTTCTTCATTTTCTGTGACACCCAATCTATATGCCGATTGCCAACCAGTAGTGCGGAGAAGGTGATCTGGCTTTTTGCGAAGCTCAATATATTTGAAGTAAGGCTTAGCAAGTACACCGCGCTGAATTAGCATTTCCTCAGTGACTTTGATTGCGATCGGGCCAGAGCATGCCATTAGACGCATGTTCGACTCTTCGCTCTCACGCATAAACGGCGTACCGGTTAATGCCAAGCGGTAATGAGCATTCTTACAATAGCGCAAGATTTCGTAGTAAGAATTACCTGAAGCTTCATGCGCCTCTTCCAAAATTACGAACTCGAACATGGAAAGAAGCTTGATGGTTTTTTGACGCTCGATATTCTTTTCGTCAAATTTGGCTTTGGCCTTATTGGCCATGTCTTGATTGTTGGCCTTCAACCATGCCTGCTGTTTAGAAATCAGATCATTTGTAGCAGCTGTAATTTCAGCTGTACTTTTCTTGGCTTTCGCTAACTTGCCCTTCAATGCCACAATTTCTTTTTTGAACTTCTCCTGCACGGCATTGAACAGAACATTGAACTCTTCCTGAATTGTGGTGACTTCCAACTTGCTCATGAATGTCTGTACTGTGCCAACCGACATCATTTTGATAGTCGTCTGACCTTGAGCGTTCACGTTGCCAAATTGCCCATCACCAAAGACAGAACATGGAATGCCCATATCTTTCTCAAACGCATCCTTCATTTGATACATCAGGATTGAGCGCGTGGTGAGAAAGAGGGTAGGGCGAGCAATACGAGCGAAACAAAGACGGGCAATACGTGACTTACCGCCACCTGTAGCAATCTGAGCAATGATTTGGCCATGTTTTACCAACCTGTCCATAACCTCTGGTTGGTAATCATATTTAGAGTCATAACCAAAAGCGTCTACCTGTGGGCGCTCAGGGCCTAAAGGGGCAGGGAAGGGCTTGCGAACAATATTGACCTTGTACCCCTCACGGCGAAGATTGGCAGCGACGAAATGAAGAAAGCCGGCAGGGAAGGAGCAATTTTTATACACAAAGAAGGACGAACGGCCATCCCACTTATGCTGTTTAAAAACAGCCATTGTTTCAGCGCCGTCAACTTGGTACGAAAGCGCCTTTTGAACGATTAGTTTTACTTTTGTGCTGGGCTGACTCAGCACGGCATTTACCGCGTCGGCGGCAATCGTAACTACCTCTGACATATTTATTCCTTTTGCAAAAGACTTATATTTATGGCAAAGTATAAGTCAGTACTGACTGATCTTCTAGTAATTATGACACACGAACTCATATGGGTTGACCCTGCACAGTTGCAGCCTAACCCGTGGAACTCAAACATCGTGTCGCCAGAAAATGAAGCTAAGTTAAAGGCATCCATCGAGCGTCGTGGGATGTTCAAGCCAATTGTTGTGCGTCAACTCAACAATGGCACTCTCCAAATTATCGGAGGGGAACATCGCGCTCTAGTCGCAAAACAAATGAAAGTGGACAAGGTGCCCGCTTTCAATCTTGGAAAAATCAGCGACGTTGAAGCAAAAGAAATTGGACTGCTCGATAACGGGCGGTACGGTTCTGACGACGCACTAAAATTGGCAGAAATCTTTGCGGACATTGGTACTCCCGAAGACCTCGCTACGTTCATGCCTTTCACTTCTTCTGACATCGACACGATTTTCTCTAATTCAACTATAGCCCTAGATGCTCTAGCTGATCTCAATTTGCCAGAAGAAGACATTGAATTGCCTTCAGGAAAGGCGGTTCAAACACACCAAATCATGCGTTTCAAAGTCCCTGTGGAGCAAGTGGACAAAGTAGTTGATCGCATTCAGGCCGTTATTAAGTCACAAGGATATGACGATGACGACCCAATGATTAACGCAGGGGACGCTTTAGCCCACATCGTACTCAAGTAAGGACACTGAGAATGAACGAACAAGAAATTGAACAGCGTTTGCAGGAGTTGCAACGTACCGCGCCGCGCCTATCACCAGAGCAAATCGACGAAAAGATTGTTAAAAAAGCCTTTCATGTATTAGGGGGCAAGCTAACAATTTGTGTTTTGACGCTAAAAAATGGCTTTGAAATCGTTGGTGAGTCTGCGTGTGCGCATCCAGATAATTTCGTCCAAGAATTAGGCGAACAGGCGGCTTTTGAAAATGCCCGTCGTCAAATTTGGAAGTTAGAAGGTTACTTACTTTGCCAAAAACTCTATGAACAAGCTTTAGAGGACGGCAAAACATTCTTGGATCGCCTTTATGAAGAATTAGCTCAACAAGTAGAGCGTCGCGATAAACTTCACGCCTTTATGTTGAAAGGTAAGCCTGATGATGTGACTGAAGTTGAGTGGTTCCAAATGGCAGACCAACTTGATGTACTGGCAGATTACGTAGACATCCTCGAAACGCGCATTGCCATTCACACCAAGTCCGACGAAGAAGAGGAATAAGCACTCTATGGAATTAATTATTCAACAATGGAATGTTGATGAAGTTAAGCCATACGAACTGAATGCAAAAATCCACGACAAAGCACAAGTTGAACGAATCGCTCAGTCAATTAAAGAATTTGGTTGGGATCAACCTATTGTCGTGGACAAGGAAGGCGTAATTATCAAGGGGCATGGTCGTCGCGAGGCGGCTTTGCTTCTTGGCTTGAAAGTTGTTCCAGTTCTAGTTCGATCTGACCTTGATGAACATCAAGTTCGCGCGGCACGCTTGGCCGACAACCGCGTTGCCATTGGTGACATCGACACTGACCTTCTCCAAAAAGAACTTCAGACCCTTAACTTTGATTTGGAAGGCATTTTCGACAAAAAGGAACTCAACTTCGTAGTTGCCGACCTGTCGGGAATGAATGTGGATTCAATTGTTTTGGATCTCGACAGTGAAATCGCCAAACAAACAGAAGAAACCATCAAAAAGATCGAAGAAACGGACGCGCGAGCTGTTCGGATCGATAAGGCTTTGGGCTTCAAAGAGATCAAAGGCAAGGATGAACGATTTGTCGCTCAGTTTATGGCTGTGGCAGAAGGCGAAACAGGCCTAGAAGGGGCGGATGCATTCATTGAGTACATCAAAAATCAGGTGGCACAGTGACCGTATACAGAATAGACAAAAAATTTGACACGGAAGTGAATCGAAGTGAACGCGTTCTGGAAGTCGCTGAAGCGTTTGGTCTTGGCCTTGATGATAAAACCTTTGTTGTCTTTGATAATTTGGATCTGCCAATTGATCAAGGCGACATTGTTTACATTACAGGTCAATCAGGTAGTGGCAAGTCCACTATTTTACGCGAACTATCAAAAGCTATGTCAGCTGACGGCCTTTCTGTGTCAGATATTAATGCTATTGAGTTTGAAGATAAGCCTTTGATTGACCAGATCGGTAAGGATCTGAACGAGGCATTAAATCTTCTATCAATTGCCGGGTTAAACGACGCCTATTTGTTTATCCGCAAACCAAATGAGCTGTCTGACGGTCAAAGATACCGTTTTTGCTTAGCCAAACTCATTGAATCCAAAGCCAAAGTATGGGTTGCAGATGAATTTTTAGCTGTTCTCGACCGAACTACAGCAAAAGTTATCGCTTACAACCTTCAGAAAATCGCTCGAAAAGTCGGGGCCACCGTTTTAGTGGCGACTACTCACGACGATATGGTGGAAGACCTAGCGCCGAATGTCACGATCGTCAAAAAATACCGTGAAAAGGTCGTAATCCACCGAAATGATGAATACAAATCAACGATTTAAGGAGAAATCGATGCCACCACGCACAACTAAAACAGCAACGGCTGTGACAACTGAAGAACAAATTCAAGTTCAAGACACTGCCGAAGCTGCAGAAACAACAGCGCCTAAACGCTACATCAAAGTTTTCACAAGCCCAACATGCGGGCCGTGTAAACGATACAAGCCGCTCTTGTTAGAAGAGGCAGAGAAGCGCGGCGTTGAAGTGATTCAGGTGGAACTGTCAGATGAAACCAAAGACCAGTTCATGGAATTGGGTATTCGACAGGTGCCGGTCACGATTGTTTTTGAAGCCGACAAGGAAGTGTCGCGATTGATGGGCGCTCCAGCAAACATCATTCCCCAAATGGACAGCTGGGGCTTCTAAAAACGGTGGCCCAGACGGGCCACTTTCTTTTCAGGGATGAAATATGCAAGAAATTCTGATGGACAATCAGGATGCCCTCATTGTTCGAAAACCGATTCCAACTAACCACCTTCTTTCACTGCTTAATGAAATCTACATTGAGCCTGGTACAAAGGAGGATTGGGAGCTTCTGCATGAACTCCACTACAAGGCGGACACTTTAGGCATCGGGCCGCGTTATTGGCGTGTTGTTTTGCATGGCCAAACTATCGGCGTCGGCGTTATGACGGTTCCAAAAATGCTGCTATCAGGCAGAAATGAACTGTTTGAACATTTGCGCCCCAATACCAACGGTAAAGATTCACGTTTGATCAATCGACACCGCGCCCTATGGTTAAATAACAACGCCTGCACAAACTCGCGACTGGTTTTAGACACCATGTATCGCGGCGCTGGGATTGCTTATCGTGCGCAAAATTTAATGATGCGTATGAGTGGTTGTTTGTTAATTGAGTTTCAAAGCTCGATGTCAAAATTCAACCCATTTGCCGCTAAAGCCGGCATTCAGTTCGCCCCACCAAAACGAGCCACCAATTATGAACGCGGATTACAATTTTTCCGTCGTTGGTTCGAGTCGATTCCGACTGATTTTGTTGGCGTAATGCAGGAAATCGAAAAAATGCCCGCGCCAGTTCGGGAAAAATGCGTGGCCGAAATGCGTAAGTTTTACTATTCCTTTAGTTCGATGGAGAAATCAGGAGACAACCGCATGAATGGAACGAAGCGAGTCGACTCACTCTCGATTGAAAAGCTCTTAAAAAACACGCAACAGCTAGTGTTTGCTTCGCCGTTATACGGCGTGTACGTAAACCCCGACGTTAAAGCGGCAAAAGAAGCGGGAACCAAACCAAAACTTCCAATCCGTCTGCCTTTGATGGCGTTTGAAAACCAGTTACCTAACGAGCCGTTAAATCTCAACGCAATAAGCGAAAAGGACATTGCTTATGACAGTTAATTTGACGCCGAAGCAAGTTGAAATTCTCTTGCTGGTATTTAAAAAGAATACCGACGGCACTCACTTAGACCTAGATCAACTTCTCAATGAGCTAAGCTACAAGCCGACGAAACAGGCATTGCAGTTTTCCATACGGTCGCTCATCAAAAACCATAAGTACATCACCAAAGGCAGTGAAAAACGCCGTGGCCGTAGACATGTCACATACATTGCTACACCAACAGGTGAATATATGGCGCAACAGTACATGCCTAAGCCGAGCGGTTCTACTGGATTAAAAACCGCACTGGTCGAAGATGACTCAACCGCAATTTAATTGGGTGACTTGGGTGTTCCTACGCTCATCATTATATTAATATATTCAGTCATTAGTTACTGACTAAGTAATAATTGATAGCGGTTAAGAATAGGATTCCCAATGACCCTAGATGAACACAAAGCCCTCATCATCGGTTACGATTACGAGGCGGGAGCGGATACAGATACGGATATTGATTCGCTCCTCGGACACGACACAATGCTTTTTGATGGAAAGCCTATTCGATGTGATGACACCGGATGTTTTGAGGCCCCTAGATACTCTGAAGATATTGAAATTACAAAGCTTGAACTAGAAAAACTTAAAATCGACCCCCTTATTGTTCCAGCTGTCCCTTATAGCGCTAAAAAGACGCACAAGCCAGCCAGAGACATCGAACATAAATTTGCTGCACTCTTCTGTTTTGGCGGTGAACAATGCGTAACTAGACCGTTTGACAGCGAGAATGAAGCCCTAGCGTGTGTGCTATGGTATGCACTTTCTTATTTTTATTAATTAAAAGTTCAGTCACTACTGATTGACATAATTTAAATTTATAAGTATCCTCAGCCAAAACGACGGGGTGATTCAGACAGGAAGTAGGAGCCACCCCTTTTCAACTTCTTGGAAAGCGAATGACCAACCAACGCAAATCCGTTCCATTGAAGAAATGGGCGGAGGCAGAAGCACTCTGGGCGAATGGTGATGCGACTCGCAAGGAAATTGCAAAGAAGTTGGGCGTATCGGAGTCTGCCGTTCAACAGCACATGGCAAAAGCAGGCGTTAAGTACCGACAAAATGCCGAGCAGCACAGGGCAAAGATTGCCGACGCAGTTCAGCAAGCCGCAACGGAAGAGGCGTCGTTACATGCTCAGCGAATCCGTGAGACGAAGAACGAGCATTACGCAATATCTCAAAATATTGCAAAGCTGGTTTGGCAGGAAGTTCTTACAGCAAAGAAGAATAACCAGCCGCTCGCAACCGCAGCTCCAAATCTTAAAGCGTTAGATATTGCTATCACAGCGCTTGCCAAAGCCCGCATGGAACGATGGTCTGTATTGGGTCTTGACCGACCAGATGCCGTAGATACCAACGAGCTTGCTACGTTGGAGATTACCGAGCTGACGGCTGACGAAATCGAGGAATTACGTGAGCGTAATTTTAACGAGTTCGAAATTGAAGGGACGGAACCAGTACAGGAGACAGTGGAAGTTAAATCAAGTTAGTAATGGGAATCAAAGAAAAACTCAGTCTGCATCCTAAACAAATGCAGGTGTACCAATCAAAGGCGCGTTTCCGCGTAGTTGTGGCGGGGCGTCGTTGGGGTAAGAGTCAACTTTCAAAGATTTTGATGATTTCCAAAGCGCGCATTCCAAAGCAAAAGGTCTGGTATGTTGCCCCAACATACAAGATGGCCAAGCAGATTATGTGGAATGATCTGCTTGACGCCATCCCTAAATCTTGGATTGCGAAGGTCAACGAGTCAAACCTTTCAATCCGATTGGTTAATAAATCACGAATTGAGCTGAAGGGTGCTGACAAAGCCGACTCCCTACGTGGTGTCGGTATCAACTTTCTAGTTCTCGATGAGTTTCAAGACATGGACGAAGACACTTGGACAAAAGTGTTACGTCCTACGCTGGCAGATACAGGCGGTCACGCCATCTTCATCGGTACGCCAAAAGCTTACAACTGTCTCTACACCGTCTACAAATTAGGGCAAGACCCTAAAAAAGTTAGATCTGGTCAATGGGAGTCATGGCAGTTTCCAACGATTACATCCCCATTCATTCCATTGTCTGAATTAGCCGCCGCTAAAGCAGATATGGATGAAAAATCCTTCAAACAGGAGTTTTTAGCGTCATTCGAAACCATGAGTGGTCGTGTTTACTATCCATTTGACCGAAATCTGCATGTAGGGAAATACGAAATTAACCCTAATTTGCCGATTTGGGTTGGGATGGACTTCAACATTGACCCAATGAGCGCCGTTTTGTTTCAACCTCAAGAAAACGGTGAGCTTTGGGCGGTTGATGAAGTTGTTCAGTTTGGCTCAAACACTGAAGACATGTGTAGAGCTTTAGATGAAAAACTTTGGAAGCACAGATCGCGGATTGTTATTTACCCCGACCCAGCTGGCGGACAAAGGCAGCATGCGCGAGGCGAGACAGACTTGGACATCCTAAGAGAAATGGGTTTCAAGAATATCAAGTATCGCAAAAAGCATCCAATGATTGCTGATAGGGTCAACGCTGTAAACCGAATGCTAATGTCAGCAGATGGCTCTATTCGAATGAGAATTGATGAGAAGTGCAAACATCTCATTAACTCCTTCGAGCAAACCATTTATAAGCCTGGTTCTCGAGACGTCGACAAGTCGGCTGGTGTAGAACATAGTGCTGACGCAGCAGGGTACGCAATCGAACTTGAGTTTCCAGTACGCAAAATCGACTTTGGTGGGATTTCAATTTAAGGTAACAGTCAGTCACTACTGACTGATAAAGAGGAAAGGATGAATCTTAAACACGGAGAATCGGCAGTAATTGATTTGCAAGCTGAAGAAGCGAAGCAAAACGCCACTTCCGTTATCAGTGACCCAGCACGTTTACGCACTTTGATCGAGAGACGGCATCCAAAGTACGAAGCGTTAGTTGCTCACTGGAACTTCATGGAGGAAACATACAACGGCGGGCGCAAATGGTTTAGTTCCAATATTTTTCGCTACATCAAAGAGGGTGACAAGGAGTTCAAAAATCGAATTGAGCGTGCTTATCGCTTCAATCACACGCGTGAAGTTGTTGATTTAATTAACAAGTACCTGTTCAAGCAGGCTATCACTCGTAATGATAAAGATGCGCCTCAATGTGTTATTGATTTTTGGAAGTCAGCAACCAAAGGAAACTTAACGATCAATGATTTTGTTCGTCAAGTTAGTAAGAAAACTTCTTTGTTTGGGCGAGTGGGTATCGTTGTCGATAGAAGCCGCGCCGACATGGAAATTGTTTCTCGCCAAGATGAGGTTGAAGCCAACTTACACACTTACAGTTACATTGTTGAGCCGCAACGACTCTTGGATTACTCATTTGATGAAAACGGCGAATTAAATTGGATTTTAATTCATGAAATCGGGCGTGACGACGAAGACCCATTTGACTCTTCAGGAAAGCCGGTAAATCGCTTCAGACTTTGGACGAAGCAGCACTGGGCGCTTTATGAAGTAAAAGAAGGTAAAGGTAAAAAAGTTGCCGTGAGTTTGGTTGATTCGAGCAATCATGATCTCGGCGAAGTACCTGTTATTTTGGCGGATAACATTATTGGTGATGATCAATATTCAGCTCCGGCACTTATTGATGACATTGCTTATCTTGACCGCGCTACAGCCAATTACCTTTCAAACTTGGATGCAATCATTCAAGACCAAACCTTCAGTCAACTTGCGATGCCGGCCCAAAACCTAATGCCGGGTGAAGAGAGCCATGACAAGCTCTTGGAAATGGGGACTAAACGAGTGTTCCTCTATGATGGAGAGGGTGGATCTCAACCTTTCTATCTATCGCCAGACGTAAAGCAGGCTGATCTTTTGATGACCACTATCAATAAGATCATTGGAGAAATTTATCACACTGTCGGTTTAGCAGGAGAGCGCACAAAACAGGACAATGCGGTAGGTATCGACAACAGTTCGGGCGTAGCGAAAGCTTATGACTTTGAACGTGTAAACGCCTTGCTTACAGCGAAAGCTGATTCACTTGAAACAATCGAAAACAAGATCGTTCGACTCGTTGCCAAATGGAACGGCGAAAGAATCGACGATAAAGACTCATACGTCTCATACCCTGACAACTTCGATACTCGTGGCTTGTATGACGAATTTGATATTTCTGCACGCCTAATGTTGATCGAAGCGCCAGACACGGTAAGACGTACTCAAATGGAAGCTGTGATTGATAAGTTGTTCCCTCAGTTAGCTAAGGAACTCAAAGAGAAGATGCTTAAAGAGCTGAAGGATTGGCCGGTTGACCCACTTGAATTGGCGTCACAAATCACAGACGGAACCAGCACGGGCCAACTTAAAAACCGCACCAGCATCAAAAAGAATGATGACGGAGCGGAAGATAAGACCGCTGCTAAAGCAAAAAACCCTCAAGGAAACAAAGCGGCCAAAGCGACAAAGAATAATCGTCAAGGCCAAGTGACCGAACAAACAAAGTAACAGTCAAGGGAACGACTGTAGCTAAGAGACTAGCACAAGGAAGATCGATATGCCTTTATGGATGCAACTTTTAATGAATGGCGGCTTACTTCGACAAGAAGCCAATGGTGAAGGTTCTGATTTAGGAGGCGGCTCAGGCGGCGAAGGCGGGGAAGGTGACGAGAAAAAAGAGCCTACCGAACCTACTAAAAAAGACTCAGAAGCCGACGATGAAAGTAAAAACAAGCCGACTGACAAAGAAGCTGAATTACTCAAAGAAGTAATGAAGAAAAAAGCCGAAGCTCAAAAAGTGAAGCAGGAGCTTGAAGAACTGAAGGCGCGATATATCGACATCGACCCTGAAATCGCTCGCAAGGCAATTAACGAACAGAAGGAAAAAGAAACCAAAGAGCTTGAAGCGAAGGGTGATTTTGAACGTCTGAAAGCGCGTATGGCCGAAGAGCATGCTAAAGAAGTAAATGCCCTAAAAGCAAAAATCGCAGAGCTTGAAGGTGCCAATGCTTCGAAGTCTCAAATGATCAATGACCTGACGGTTGGCGCTCAATTCAACCAATCTCAATACATCAAACAAGATTTAATTTACACGCCAACTAAGTTACGTGCGTTATATGGTAATCACTTTGAAATTGAAGATGGCAAAGTGGTTGGTTATGACAAACCTCGCGGCGCGGCAGAGCGAACTAAGATCGTCGATAGTCATGGCAACCCTGTAAATTTTGATAAAGCTTTAGAAAAAATTGTATCAATGGACCCTGATGCAAATTACATGATCAAAGCCAAATCAAAACAAGGAGCTGGTTCACAGCCAAATCCAAAACAAGGCGCGCCTAAACCAGAAGCTAAATTGTCTTCAACTGCCAAAATTTCAAATGGCTTGAGTGAGCTGTTTGCTAATCAGTAACCCATAAATGATGCCCGAACCTTACAGTTCGGGCATTTCAGCAAAAATAATCAGTCATTACTGATTGATCTTTTGAATCCTTTGTAGTAGGATTCTCGATCAATCGGTGGCTAGAGAGAGTTAGTAAATCCGACAATCTCATTGAGCAAATTAACTAATGGAGTAGTTAAATGCCACTATTACGTGAAGAAGCTGCGAAGCTTAGTAATAACCAACTCGTTTCGGGTGTGGTCGAGGAAATTATCGATAAGGACGAAATGTTTGCGTTTCTTCCATTTGTAGGCGTGAAAGGGAAAGCATACGTCTATAACCGTGAAAAAACGTTAGCTGACGCTGATTTCTTAGATCCAAACGAAGAAATCAAAGAGTCTGCATCAACGTTCGAAGAAGTCACTGCCAAGTTACGTATTTTGGCTGGCGACGTCGACATTGACAAATTCCTTGATTCCACTATGGATGACACCAACAACCAAATGGCGATCCAAGTGACGCAAAAGGCGAAGGGTGTAGGTCGTAAATTCCACAAAACTTTAGCTACTGGTGATGCTTCTGTTAATCCAAAAGAATTTGACGGTATCGCAAAACTTGTAACTGAAGAGCAAACAATTAGCGCCGGCCCAGATGGTGGCGGTATCACTTTAGCGTTGTTAGATGAATTACTCGACAAGGTTCCTCATGGAGCTGACTGTTTAGTAATGCGTCGCGGTACAATTCGCGCGTACCGTAACTTACTCCGTGTAACATCGGGTACTGACGCTGTTATGCAGATGGTTGAAAACTTTGGTCGTCCAATGTTGACACACAACGGTGTGCCAATTGTGATGAACGAGTTCTTACCAGCTGACGAAGTGATGGGCACTAATACCAAAACGTGTTCAATTTACGCAATCCGTGCAAACGAAGTAGACGGCCTTCATGGCATCTACGGCGGTGGCCCTGCTGGTATCGTTGTTGAAAACATCGGTACTGTACAAAACAAAGACGCAACCCGTATCCGTTTGAAGTGGTATGTTGGTTTAGTCTTGAAATCAACTAAGTCTTTAGCGCGTTTAAAAGGTGTTACCAACATCTAATAAATCAGTCACTACTGACTTACAATAAAAGGGACTATTTAGTCCCTTTTTTGTTGTGTTTCAATTGATGCAAGATCACCAATAACTTATCATTCAAAAATCTACTAAGACAAGGAAGTCAGATGAAACTACGATTAACAGCTAAGGGCTATGAAAACTTCACTGGGCATATGGGCGCCGTTTATTTCGAAAACGGTCTTTCTGCTATGGATGTATTGCCAGTCCATGCGGTACGCATTGGCAGCACAATTGGCGCCGAGTGGGAAAATGGACAATCCACCAACCCGGCTGAATTGTTGGTGTCCAACGCAAATACGAGCGCATTAAACTCACAGGAAGCTTCTGAATACGATCAACGCATGGTTGAGGCTCAAATTGATGATGCAATCAAAGCTGAAGAGCATCTAAATAAAGTGGCACAACTTGGCATTGTCGCTACAACTGACCCCGATGCCAAACTCCCTACACCTGAAAGCAAAAAATACACCCGTGAAGAACTTGAAGCCATTGCAGAAGAAGGTGGGTTAGCAGGTCTTCGCGCTGTAGCTACCGAAGTTGGCGTAAAGGGTGGTTCGATTGTGGTGTTGATTGAGCGCATCTTGGAAGTTGCAGGTGCCTAATGAACATTTACTTAGTTGGCACACCAGTTAAGCTAAATGTTGATTTCAGCGACAGTGACGGCAACCCTCTCGCCGTCACCGAAGCAAAGTACCGTGTTGTTGACCAAGACTCCAAAGAGTTACTTCAAATGCGGTCATTCGACACAACACTTGGCGAGCTGACAATCCCTTCAGAAATCAACACCATTGCCGCTCTGGACATTAATGCCATCACCACTGACAACAAATTGAATTTTCGCACTCGCGAAGTGCGCGTTGTTGAATTTGAGCTAACCCTACAAGACGGCAACATCGTACCGCATAACCTCGCTTATGCGATTCGATTGAGAGATCCTCTAATTGCCGGACTTAACAGCTTCCAAACGATGAGTCAGGCAACTTTAAGCTCCCTTTCAATCAGTGCATTGAGCGCATGGAATGAAGCGAGTCTCGATTCGAAGATTAGCGCATTAATTGAGGCCTACGAGCGCATTTGTAAATTAGGTTTTACTTTAGTTGATAACCTCGACCTTCTTTCCCCGAAAGATTTTTCAGCTTTGGACGCTCGATTTGTCGATGCGCTCAAAAAGGCTCAAGTAGCCGAAGCAGATGCAATCTTGGGCGGTGGAGAGTCCACATTGATGAGCCGGAAGCAAGGATTGCTCTCACAAACAATTGGCGAAACTCATGAAACCTATCAAAAAGGCATGCCATTAGATTTAGTAGTCTCTAAATTGACCATGCGTTATTTGAGTGGGTTCATTTCGACAAATAAGCGAATTGGACGGGCTTAATGAATAAACACGACATTGACATCGCTCAGGCAGGAGCGCTAACCAAAACTTTCGTTATGGCGCTAAATGGCGCCTTCTTCACTGTTCGCGGCAATAAGTCCAAGCCCACCCCTCAAGACATTGAAAGAGCGAAGATCAATGTTCAGATCGCCTCATATACATATCTTAGTGCGGTAGGGGAGTTGCTTAATCCTTCACACCCTATGTCCAAAGAGACACGGGCGAAAATTATCAACGTCACCACACAATTAATTCGTCAAGCAAACGCATCAATTGCAGGTGGCTACTCAAACAAGGCGGCTCAGCTGCTTGGTTCGAATGTGCATGGCGCACAGGGGCAATTAATTCAGCGAAAAATGCGCCAACTGGACTTGCGCGTGATCGACAAGCATGGGCGTGGGTGGAGCGACCCATCTCGGCTAGTTGAGGAAATCATGACTCATCATTTTTCAGGGGAGGGAAATGTTCAGACCTAATCAAACTTGCGTGGTTCGTTCGATTGCTGGTTACAGCGTTTATGGCCAACCACAAGAGGGAAAGCGCAAAAGGGAAAAATGCGCAATCGTTCGCTACGTCATCAAGAATGAAAAGTCTTCTGTGCGAGCCGACTCTTCCGCAACACGAGGAAATGCACGGGAGCAACAAGCGGATGCAATCTTCTTGATGAGCCCCAACACAACTGCGGACATTGACAGTGTAATTGAGTTACATAGCCATGATTTTCGCGTTGTTTCAAAAGAGCCACGTTTTGCAATCAGTGGTCGCCTAGACCATTTTGAAGTTGGTTGCAGTTATTGGAGCGACAATGAATCTACTACCACTAGCTAAGCTGCTTCAGACTAAACAGGTTGGCATTACGGGGCAGACCATCTTTGTCAACATGATTCCAATTTCCGCCCCAAAAGGCGTGTTGTTGAGAAATGATTTACCCGGAACGGAAATCGATTACGAGCTTCCCGGATATTTCAAAACAGGATTCGTAGTCATTGTCCGAGATACTTCCTTTGATCTGGCTGAGCAAAGGATGCAAAGGGTGAGTGAAGTTCTCACACTCAATGACACAACTGTCGGAGACTTCCACTTCAACTATTGTCGACCAAAAACACGACCTAACGCATACCCAATGTCTGCGGGGAACTTAATTGAACTCGCCGCAGAATACAGCGTTTGTGGCTATGAAATTAAAGGAGAGTAAATGTTCAAAAAGGGAAATTTTGGAAGACTGCGAGCAAGACTGGAAGCTCTTTCAGAAGTGCCCGAAAAAGTAGCTGCAACAACCTTGCGTGACTGTGCCTACAAGGTAAAAGAAACCGCCATCAATATGACACCAATTGACGAGGGCGACCTTCGACGTTCAATTAAGGTGCGTCGAATTGGCGGTGGTACAAATAAATTGGGGCAATTTAGTCGAGGGCAATCCAGATGGGAGGTGTATGTCAACATGTCCCAACCTACAAGCGGCGGTAAAAAAGAAGCTTTTGTGGGGGAATATGCTTGGTTAATACACGAACACATGGGCTGGGGAAATGTGCGCATGTCAATCATGCCTTCGGAACGATCAGTGGCGGCGGGATTAGCAAATGGAGTTCATGCCGGCGGGCGCTTCATGGATAGAGCGCTCATGTACCACGCCAAAGAGATTCAGAAGGATATTCGCGCACAAGTTCTTAGAGAAATCAAGAAACTGGACAAATAACCCCCTCTATGATAGATTGCCAAAAATCAGTCATGGATGACTGAATATGCCTTTGCAAAGGAGATGACAATGGCAAGCGATGTTAAAAACGTCAAGCTTGGTGTTTGTAAAATCATGTTCGATGGAGTGGACTTAGGTTTTACAAAAGGCGGCGTTGACGTAACTGTCTCAACTGAAACCCACAAGGTTCAAGTTGACCAGTTTGGCCAAACACCAATCAATGAATACATTCTCGGTCGTACCGTAGTTGTAAAAGCCCCTCTCGCAGAAACCACTTTGGAAAACTTGGTAAAAATCATGCCTGGTGCCACTTTGGTTACTGACGCTCAAACCCCTGCTAAAAAACGCGTAGATGTTCCTACTGGCGTTGGTATCAACTTGCTCGACTTCGCAAAAGAATTGGTATTGCACCCAATTGGCAAGCCTGATACCGACAAATCTGACGACTTTGTTGTTAAACGTGCGGCAACTGCTGGCGCATTGGATTTCGGCTACAAGCTGGAAGATGAGCGTTTGTTTAACACTGAGTTCAACGCGTATCCAGACGAGAACGGCAAACTGTTCTCTATTGGTGATCCGGCAGCTGGTAAGGCTTAATTTATAAATCAGTCATTACTGACTGATTTAACAACCTCCTAACAGCCCTGTCATTCGCAGGGCTTTCTCAGATTCGAGACGCGCAAAAATGAAATTATTAAACATTGAAAACATCTCAGTTAAAAGTGATCGATTTATCGAAATCGCTGGCAAAAAACATGAACTCAAAATCATGAGCGTTGGGGAATTTACTCAATTCGTCAAAGATGCTCGTGAAATTGCAGCTTCGCGTGACCCTCTTCGTGAACTTGAATTTGCCATCAAAGTTGTTAGCTCTGCCCTTCCAGACGTTCCTGTTGAGGAAATCGAAAAGCTTCAACTTCCTCAACTTCAAGCAATTGTTGCGTTTGTTAGCGGACAAGACAATGACTCTGAAGAGGCTGATGAGGCGGCAGACAAAGAGGGAAAGTAAGTGCCTCTGCGCCAAAGCTTGAATCTTTAGATTTTGGATTCCTGTTTTGTCGCGTAATGCATTTTTACTCAGAAACCTATCAATCTCTACTCGCTATGCCAATCAAAACATTTTGGTTGCTTAGCAACAGTGTTGAACGGATCGAGGCTCAAAGAGATCTCCGACACTTAAAAATTGCGCTGGCAGGAAGCATGGGCGCAACTCAAGAGGGCATTGAGAACCTAATGGAGTCTCTTAGAAAGGAAGTTGGCGAAGTAATCAAGGGAGATAACAACCCAATTTTAAACACCGAAAGAGACGAAGCTGGATTCGAAGCGCTCCGAAATATGACATAAGGATGGTTAAACACACATGATCGGCGGCGGCGAAGTTAAAAACAGCCTCACGTTAGATGCATCGCAATTTGATTCCGCAATTGAGCAAGCCACCAAAAAGGCAATCGCGCTTGAGAAGGAATTAGACAACCTCGGTAAACAGTCAACTAAGCTCGATTCAAAACTTGCTGATACAAAGCAGGGGATGGTCGAGCTTAATCGTCGTTTTAGCGATGCTGAAAAAACACTAGGCACCACAAGCAAAACATTTACTGATGCTCAAAAGAAAGTTGGCGAAACTACCAAGAACGTCGACTTGCTTTCGCGCAAGCTTGAAAAGCTGACAGGTGCGGCTACTCAGCAAAAAAGCGCCATCACTTCCCTTAAAGAACTCACCGACCATTACGGCAATACCATTGATGGTCTAAACCCCGTACTTGATCGCGTTCGTAAAACCGAAGAGCGACTAGGCAAGTCTCGCATCAAACATGCTGGCGAAGGGGCGGAAAAGGAAAAAACACGTTGGCTTGAGCGTCGCCGCATTCTCGCTGAGGAAGAGCAGGCAAACCAACAGTCCTTAAAATCTCGCGAGCAGCTTTATAAGCAATACGAAGCCCTAGAGCGCAAGTTAGAGACTGTTAAGCGCAATGCCACTAGCCAAGCTAATAAATTCGCCACAGCGACAACTGAGCGCGGTTTAGCGGCATATAAAAACCATTCCGGCAAAGCAAACGCTGCGGAAGAGCAATTAACAACCCTTCGCCAAACCAAGCTCGCAATTGAACAGTCTGTTTCCATGTTGCGGGAGCGGAACAAAGAGCTTAAAAACGCAATCAAAATCACTGATGATGGCTTGCGTCTGGAACGCCAAGAGCGTGATGTTTTAAAAGAACAAAATGACTTAGCCAAAAAACGCAATGATACAGAGCGCGAACGCATTCGTGCTATTAAGGACGTCGAAAAGGCCGAACGTGGATTGGCCGCCCTTAAAGATCGTGAATCAAAACAACAGATCGCCAACTCCAAACAGGAACAAAGAGCGGCTGAATTAAAGATCAAAGCAGAAGAGCGCGATTTAAATCGGCTTGAACGCTTAAAGGAGCGTAACCACCAAGCGGAACTAGCGCGTCGACGCCGCGAAGCTGCTGAAATCAACCGCGCGAATGCCGAAGCGGCCGCAGCGGTAACTGCTGTTGGAGCTGGCGCGGCAACCGTTGCGGGTGTACATGAAGCGGCGAGTTATCAAGATGTCGAAGATCGCGTTCGCATGCTTAACTTATCTCCTGAAGAGTTTAATCGCTTCAAGGAGAAGTCATGGGATTTGGCAAGTACTGAAAAATACTTATCCAGAACCGCAGCAATGCAAACCCGTCTCGATGCTCTGACGGCAATTGGCTACAACAAAGAGCCAACGATCGACAAAACCATATCGAGCGCTTCTCGAAATGCATATCTTTTGCGTTCTTTGGGTTATGAAAACGGCACACATTCAGACGTCGTAAAAAATCTATATGGTTTTGCCGAAGCAAGGCAGGTGATGGATGACCCTAACGAAGTCAATAAGTCATTTGATATTGCCCGCAGAATGGCCGTTGCTTCAGGCGGCAAAATCAAGATGGCCGACATTGAGACGGTGGCCCGTAATATTGGTGATTTGCGCCAAACCATGTCTTCTGAAGGGTGGATTAGACTCGCCGCAGTAATGGAGCAGTTTAAGACAGCTGGCGGCGGAAACGGTGGCGGTGGTGGCGTTTCCTCAGTTGGTACCATCTTTAAAATGATGAGCCTTTATGCATCAGGCAAGCCAATAACCAACACGGCGGCTCTCAATTTGCTTGGTGCGGACGTTATGAACGACGCATTCGCCGATGGTACGTCGCAACAATTCCAGAACTCGCGAGAAATTCAAGGCGCAATGATGAAAGCTGTGAAAACAGCTGGCTTCAAAGACGTCAAGGAAATGTCGAAGGACCCTATCAAGTTCTTTGCTGGATTGCGTGGTCAATTGCTCGATTACATGATGCAAGACGCACAGTTCAAGAAGTTCTTTGGTGCAAATACGCCTAAGCATAGCTACAACGCCGAAGGGCGAATGATCGGTGCAAATGGTCAGCTGGTAGATCAGCGCACACAAGATGACATTGAAAACGCAGCATTTAAGCGTTTCTTTGCACAGTCGGGCATGTCCAACAAAACCATTGACGGTATGTTGTTGACCATGAACCGCAGTTTTGTGGAGCGTTCAAACCACGCAGCTGAAACAGCAATGGGATCTCAAGGCGAACTTGAGGCGATGCAAAATCTAACCGAGAACTGGAATGCCAACATGGACATTCTAAAAGCTTCTTTGGCTGATTTTGCTGTCACCTTTGAGCCTCTTCTTGCTAAGTTAGCCGAAGTTCCTAAGTTCTTTGCAAGCATCATTCGCTCATTCAGTGAATTTGGTAAGGACAATCCAACTCTAGCCACGCTTTCTTTGATGACGGTAGGGTTTGGCCTGCTCAAAGTTACTATTATGGCAACGCTCTCGCCTATTCGAATGTTATTGGGTGTGTTGGGGTTGATGCCTAAATCTTTGGGGAACATTGTTTCTTCAATGAAAAACTTAGGGACGGCATCAGGGGCGGCCAAAACCTCAATCAACGCAACCAAAGATACTGTCGGAAAAGCCGCATCTGAATTTACATCCTTCGGCACAACAGCTGAAAAATCCGCAGAACGCGCCAATGCAGGCGTAAAAGGATTTGCAGGCAAGCTATCTGGCCACTTGGGTTCAGTTAAGGTATTTGCTGGGGGCGCACTTCGCCTATTGGGTTCTGTGGTCAATTGGGCTGGTTGGCTCATCTTGGCGGGGCAATTTGGTTGGGCGATTGGTAAGTGGATCGGCTCGCTCAAAGTGGGCGGAACAGAAATTAACACCCACATCCAAAATATTGTCAATGACATCGTGTCCAATTGGGATTTGATGATCAACTCTCTTAAAGGCGCTTGGCTATCCTTTAAAGAGTTCTTTACAGGTGAGCAATTACAGGCCCGCGCTGAAATTCAAGAAACGCGCCGTCAGATTAAGGAGCAGCAAGAGCGTCTTCATGTAGTTACGGAAGGCGAAAAGCAAGAAAAGGTTAATAACATCTCAACCGAAGTAACCAAGCGTTACGCGAATTTGCTTAAAGGTGCAAAAGTTGGCGATACGGTTAAGGGAGTTAAAGTTACCGATAGCGTCAAGAACTGGGCTAACGCTTACGAGTACAGCCAATCTGGGGCTCGTTATGGCCATACTGACGTCAAAGCCCCACGTATGCCTTATGAAGTTAAGGTTCAATACGACAAAGCGATGGGGCATGTCAAAAAGAACTATGGCTTAACTTCGGACGAACAGAAGAAAACATCTGCAACTACTGACAAAGACAACCACACTTCAGCTACCCCAGCTGGCTTCATGCCGGGAACTGGTAATCACGATATTAGCTCTCCAACGCTTGCTACCAAGCCTAAAAAAGATCGAGGCTCTGGTGGTTCAACTCGTGACTTTGAAAGCAAAGTCATGGGGGTTAATGAAGGTCTGTTAGCTAAAATTGCGGAGCTGAATGTTCTTGATGATTCAGTTTTGGAAAAAGGCGCGCCAGATTACTACAAACTCGCCAAGCTTTCATTTATCAAAGAGTGGATGCAAGGCAACTTTGACGATGGCAGAAACCCTAAGAATCGCCCATTTGCTAACCGCAGCTACCAAAAAGGGCGCGTATGGAAGCAAGAGGATATTGACTGGAACGCCGTAGATCCAAAAACAGGTATTTCAGTTGAGCAGATTCTCAAAAACATGGCTCAAGTTCGTCAGCTTGAAGACATGCATAAGTCGGTTCAATTTGCGGTTTCTAAATCAGCAAATGCAAATGAGAACTTCAAAGACTCACTCGAAGATGCAACAAATGACATAGACAATCAAAGTGATGCTTTGGCTGCATTACGTCGTGAATTTGCGCGATTTGAAGCGAAGAATCCGTTCGCATACGGCGACCCTAATTACGTTTCAAATAAAAATGCATCTATCGCAATGCAAACAGCTTCAGATTATTTGGGTTACGCGAAAAAGGCGAAAAACTCAAACTCCGAAGATTCATCTGTATTTGTCGACAATGAATACGCGCGAAACCAACAAGCGGTAAATAAAAAGTATGACGACCTGATCAAGCCATACAAGTTGATTCAATCTCAACTTGACGAGCAGATCGCCTCTTTAGACGCCGTACAGCAACGCACTCAAGAACAAGAGGACTTGTATGCGAAGTTATTGCAGACACGCAAAGACTTTGAAGAAGAGTTTTCAGAGTTTTACCGCATTCAAGAGGAAAAGCGCCGCCGTGAGCTAATGTCCACCTATGATCAGGCAATGATCAAATGGCGGGATTACGAAACCACATATCGTCAAACCATTTCAGATCTTGGCGTTGAAATGTCGGATGGCATTTTTAATAAGTTCCTGAAAGGCGATGACGTCTCCCTAAGCGGCATCTTGTCTGAGAGCGCATCTAAAATTTCACAAGGCGCTTTCCGCTACGTGTGGCAAGACATGTCTAAACGCGCGCTTGGTGATGGCGCTAATACCGACCTTTACTCAATGGGCAAATCCTTACTCAAAGGCGAGGCCGTTGATGAAAGTGGATTTGTTGGAAAGTGGCTAAACAAAATCCGTGGTTTGACTGGGGTGGCGTCAAGTGACTCTTCAGCAGACTCGGCGGAGGCTTCTAACACAATCGCGGTAAATGCCAACACCGCAGCAATTCAAAACCTCACAGCAGCACTCCGTGGCCAAAGCATTTCTAGTGTCATTGGTGGTGTTGCATCATCAGTTGGTGGTGAAGACCTAACAACCTTCGCAAGCGCAGTACTAGGGCCTGAAAATGTTGGGGCTATTGATTATGTCAATGGTTCTGGTGGCTTCCTTGACCATCTAGCCGGCGGGTTTGAAGGTGGTGCCGGTATGGACCCTAACTTACCTAGCTTCCTCAACGGCGGATTGATGGATAAAAGCGTTGGGGGTTCGCTAGAAGGCGCAGAAGGTGGAGTGCTTGGTGGTCTGTTTGCGCAGATCAAATCTGGCTTCATGGACATCTTCGGACAGGGAGCGGGTGGCGGCATCTTCTCAACAATCAAGTCGGGCTTCTCTAATTTATTCAGCAACGGCAGTGGCTTAATGAGTTCTATCGGCAGTGCATTTAGCAGCTTGTTCGGTGGAGGCGCTGGCGGTGGTGGAATTTTTAGCAGCCTAGCAAGTGCCATTAGTGGTTTGTTTAGCGGTGGCGGTGGAGCTGGCGGAGGTATGGGAGGTGCTGGTGGCTGGATTGGTGCGGCTGCATCTATCGCTTCCTCTTTCTTTGCTAACGGTGGCGCTTTTGGCGCTGGTACACATGCTTTTGCTAACGGCGGGGCATTTACCAATGGGATTTACGATTCACCAACCTACTTCAAGTTTGCCAAAGGCGGCGGATTTGCAAACGGCGTAATGGGAGAAGCTGGGCCAGAAGCGGTCATGCCATTGCAACGTGATTCTTCAGGACGTTTAGGGGTTGCTCTAAACGGAGGCGCGCCAGTTGGTGGGGGCACGGTTGTAAGCATCAACATTGAAGTCAACAACAATGGAGATACAACAACAGAAAGCTCAAAAGGCGGAGACAACGAATCCAACTGGAAAGACTTGTCTAACAGAGTCAAGTCATTAGTTCAGGAAGAGATCGTGAAGCAAAAACGACCAGGCGGTATGTTGCGTTCAACAAACCAGTAAAAATCAATCAAAAAAATCAGTCAGGACTGACTTACTATGCTAAAATTTGAATGGAGTCCAGATTTAGGCTGTGAGCGGGATGAAACCCCGCTCGTTACAGTCACGAAATTTGGCGATGGATATGAAGCAAGACTGGCAACAGGAATTAACTCCCAACCGAATAAATGGACTGTCACGTTCACGAAGAACTTAGACGAGTACCGAAAAATTCGGGCTTTCCTTAAACAGCATGGAGCAGTTAAGGCGTTTGAGTGGGTTGATCCAGAAGGCGAATTAGGACGATACGTCTGCCGGTCTTGGAAAAGTAAACAAGTCGGGTTCGGAGTACTTCAGATAACGGGGGTATTCGAACAGGTATTTGAGTAAGGACACTCGTGAACATTCCAGTTGTAAACATTCAGACGGAGATTCAATCGCTTTCTCCGTCAGCTTTGGTGGAGTTGTTTGTAATCGACACCACAATGTTTGAAAACGGCTCAATTATGCGTTTCCACTCAGGAATCGCGCAGGGCTATCAAGACATCGTTTGGCAAGGCTTGAATTACAAGCCTATGCCAATCGAAAGCAGCGGTTTTGACAAGACAGCTCAAGGCACTTTGCCACGCCCTAAGCTAAAAATTGCCAATGTGGGCGGTTTGTTCTCGGCTATGGTCATCCAAATGGACGATCTGGTGGGCGCTCGAATCACTCGCAAACGAACTTTTGCTCGCTATCTTGATGCTGTCAATTTCCGCAACGGCAATCCAGAAGAGAACCCCGACCAACATTTACCAGACGAAATGTGGCTGGTTGATCGTAAAGCTACCGAAACCAAAGATGTCATCGAATGGGAGCTGGCTTCAGCATTTGATTTCGACGGCATCAAACTGCCTTATCGACAAGTTCTAAAGAACTCATGCGCATGGCGGTATCGAGGCCCTGAATGTGGCTACTCAGGTGGCTATTACGACGAGTTTGACCAGCCTACAAACGACATCAATAAGGACTGTTGCCCAAAGCGGTTTACGTCCTGCAAAGCCCGACAAGGTAGTGATGTTGTTTTGACGTTTGGTGGAATGCCGGGGGTTCAACGTGGCGACGATTAATCCTAAAGCTCGTCAGTCTGTTGCTGCCCGAATCCGTGAAATTGCTGAGCTTCGTTACCCATACGAAGCTTGCGGCTTCATTGTGGGGGTGGGCAAGAAGACTCTCGTTATCGAAAAGCAAAATGAAGCACACAACAAACGCACTAACTTCTTAATGAATCCCGGCGCTTGGGCTGAAGCGGAGCAAGAAGGTGAGCTTTTAGGCGTTTGGCATACCCATGTTGAAGAGCCGGCACGACCAACACCAGCAGATTTAGCTGCGTGCGAAGAAAGTGAATTGCCGTGGTTCTTGATGGGCATTTATAAGCGCTCAGACTGCTTTGAATTTTCCGATCTTATTTACTTTGAGCCGACTGGATACCAACAACCTTACGTTGGTCGTCCATATGTGTACGGCACGTTTGATTGCTGGTCACTCGTTGTTGATTACCTTAAACGCGAATTAAACATTGAGATCAGCAACAACTATCCACGACTTGAAAACTTTTGGCTCAAGGATGAGACAAATTTTTTCGACACCCACTTCGCCAATGAAGGTCTTTTCGAAATCGAAGGAGAGCTTCAAAAGGGCGATGTTTTGATGTTTCAAACGGACGCCAGCGGTCACGCAAACCATGTCGGCGTCTACATTGGAAACAATCAATTTCTTCATCACGTTCAAGGTCGCTTATCAACCATTGATACCTACGGCGGCTATTGGGAAAAGCACACCATCAGACGATTGAGACACGTAAATGCTAGTTAGCGTTCATCTTCATGGCCCAATGGGCAAGGAGTTTGGCAAGGAATGGAACCTAGCTATCAAAACTCCACGCGAAGCATTAGCTCTCATTGATGCAAACACAGGACGTTTGTTTCATTGGATGCGAGCAAATCTTCAAAAGTACAAAAACTACCGAGTGTTTTGCATCTTCAAGAACGGCAAAAAGGAATTTTTGACGAAAGACACTTTGCTCTCGGCAAACAACATTCAATCCGTTCACTTCGCTCCTGTCGTTACGGGTTCAGGTAAGTGGGGAAAAATCATCGCCGGTGTGGTTTTGATGGTCGCTTCCTACTGGCTTGGCCCAATGGCGTTCCAAGCCGGACTTGCGCTTGTTATGAGCGGGGTAAGTGAGCTTCTAGCTCCGAAGGTCAAAACTGGCTCAACCAGAACCTCTCATTACTTTCAAGGCGCCACCAATACGGTGCAGCAAGGCGACCCCGTTCCTTTGATTTACGGACGAATCAAAACGGGTGCTTCGCCTATTTCCGTACGCATGACTGTCAACGAATTGTCAGCTTTTACAACCACTCAAACGAATCAAGTAAAAGGGTTTTTGCATGGAAGCAGTAACCAACCTACAAACTATTAATCAAGCTATTAAAGATGTACATAAGGCCCCTAAAGTCATCGCAGGCGCAGGCGGTGGCGGTGGTGGCAAAGGGGGCAGTGAATCAGACGACGATCTTGAATCGAAATCGTTCCTGTCTTTGATTGATTTGCTCGGTGAGGGGCAAATTGGTGGCTTGGTAGATGACAGCCCTAAGTCAATCTTCCTTAACGATACGCCTTTGGTGAACGCGGCAGGGGAGTACAACTTCCAAAACGTAACTTGGGCCATGCTTAAAGGAACCCAAGACCAGCCATCTTTAGGTGAAGGTTTCGACACTGTTGAGTCTTCTACTTCGGTTGGGCAGCTTATTACCCGCGATTCTCCTGCAACTTTCTCAATTACAGACCCAAATGCAGATAGAGCGCGTGTAATTATCTCTACACCATCTTTGATCAGTACAACCAGTCGTGGCGACATTGTTGGCTCATCAGTCGAGTACAAATTCTCTATCTCGCTGAATAACAGTCATTTTGTTGAGATCGGCAAAGGCAAAATCACAGGTAAGACACGCTCGCGTTATCAGCGTCAATACGAGTATGCGCTTCCAAAACAAACGGAAGACGGCACACGCGTAACAATGTGGACGATCAAGATTGAGCGCGTAAGTCCTGAGAGTAATGAATCATCAACTTCAAACGATATTTACCTTGATAGTTATTCGGTAATTATCGGTTCGCGTTTGTCTTATCCAAACTCAGCCGTTTTTGGATTGAGTATTTCGTCAGAACAATTTCAAAGCATTCCAACCCGTTCTTACTTAGTTGACGGTTTACTCATTCGCGTTCCGTCTAACTATGACTACAAAACGCGTAAATACGAAGGTACTTGGAACGGCACTTTCAAACTCGCTCCAAGCGATAACCCTGCATGGATTCTTTACGACGTTATTACCAACGAGCGTTATGGCTTAGGTCAATTTGTTGACCCTGCATATGCAAACCCTGCTCGCTTATATGTGATTGGTCAATATTGTGACGAAATGGTCGATGATGGTTTTGGCGGAAAGGAACCACGTTTCACATTAAATACCGTAATCAATAGCATTTCAGATGCTTATCAATTAATTAGCGACATCACTTCCGTATTCAACGGCATGGCCTACTGGTCTGGCTCTCAATTTGGCTACATGTGCGACATGCCAACTCAGCCGACCATGCTTTACAACGCCTCAAACGTTGTTAATGGTGAGTTTGTTTATTCGGGCGCGTCTCGAAAAGACATGCATTCAGTTGCTTTGATTACTTGGAACGACCCTGAACGCAACTATCAACGCGCCGTTGAATATGTTGAAGACCCTGAACTCATTCAACGTTACGGCGTGCGTAAAGCTGAAATTACATCATTCGGCTGTACATCACGCGGTCAGGCGCATCGTATCGGTAAATGGTTGCTTTATACAGAGCGTAACCAGTCACGCACCATTTCCTTCAAAGTTGGTGTTGATTCTTCCTTTGTGCTTCCGGGTGACGTTGTACAGATTGCAGACCCTAATCGCTCAGGCAAACGAATGGGCGGTCGTTTAATTGGCGCAACTGCAACTTCAGCAACTCTCGATTCTGAAATTATTCTCAACGAAAACTCATCAATCATGTTGCGCTTGGCGAGTGGTGATTTTGTCGAACGTAACATCAAGACCATTGGCACTGACTTAGCAACAGGCAACTCGGTTATCAACTGGGATACTGCGCTTTCTACATTGCCAACGGATAACGCCGTTTGGATTGTTAAGTCTCCAGAGTTAGAGCCTCAACTTGCGCGTGTAGTTGCCATTGGTGACAGCGAGGATGCTCCGGGAACTTACACGATCACTACAATCGCTCACAACCCAAGCAAATTCGACTTCATCGAAAGCAACATTCAGCTTGATAGTCCGAATGTGACAATCATTTCGCCGTCACTCATTGAGGCGACAAAGAATGTTGAAATCATTGAAGAAGCACGTATCGAACAGGGTATTACGGTTCGAAACATGTCGATCAATTGGGAGCAAGTGCCGAACGCTGTTTCTTACGAAGTTAAGTATAAGAAAACCGAAGGTAACTGGTTCACACTTCCAATTACAAAAGGATTAAGCGTAGAGATTGAGAATGTCTACGAGGGTGAATATGTGGCTCAAGTAGTAGCTATTTCGTCCACTGGCAGCCGTTCACCAGCAACCTACTCTATTCCTACAAAAGTTAATGGCCAAGCTTCGGTATTGCCAAAACTAGGCTTATTTAAAGCTACGCCTGCAATGTTTGCCATTGACCTTGCATGGGAATACGCGCCGGGCACCAAAGGCGTTGATCACGTAGAGATTCAAATGAGCCTAGACAACTCATTAGAAGCTAACTTTGCTCTACTAGGCACATATCCAGACCCAATGAAAGCCCACCAAGTGACAGGTTTAAACCTGAGTGATACGCGTTGGTTCCGCGCTCGCTTAGTGGACAAATTCGGAATCTCTGGCGAATGGTCTGATGTTGTATCGGCTGCACCAGATATTGACCCGGATAAAGTACTTGAAGTTATTTCTGGGCATATTGACGAAAGCGTTTTAGATACTGCCTTACAGGAAAAAATTGATACCTCTGAGCAAACTGCCAATGCCGCAAAAGATGCAGCGTCAGCAGCTCAAGGCGCAGCGTCGGCAGCGCAAAACGTAGCCAATGCCGCAAAAGATGCAGCGGCTACCGCTAAGAACACGGCAAATTTAGCGCAAAACGTAGCCAAAGAGGCTCAAAGCACTGCCGCGACCGCTCAAAACCAAGCAAATGCCGCTAAGACCGCCGCAGATCAAGCCGTTGCCGCATCAAACCAAGCCAAAGACACAGCAGATAAGGCCACTTCAGCTGCAACTACTGCGCAAACGATGGCGAACAGCGCTTCTACAGCGGCAGCGAAAGCCAATACAGCCGCAACGAACGCACAAACAACCGCGAATAATGCAGCGTCCGCAGCGTCAAAAGTTGCCAGCGATTTAACAACCTCAACAAATCAGTTGAACCAAAAAATCGCCGATGAAGCAGATGCACGCACAGTGGCAATTTCTAATCTGAAAGACGGTCTCACGACAGAAACAACTCAACGCAAGTCAGAAGACGCTGCGTTGTTAAGCAACATTGAGACGTTCAAATCAAGCACTAAAGGCTCGTTATCTAGCTTGCAAGAGCAGATCACAACGAACGCCACGAATACAGATGCCAATGCTCAGAAAATCACGTCGCTTGATTCCCGTTTGACCACAAACGAGGGCAAAACCGCCGAAGCGATTAATTCTGCTGCTACAGCTCAACAAACCGCAAGTACAGCGGTAGACAAGGCTAACGCTGCCGCAAACTCCGTTACAGCTCTTAAATCAGAATTAAGCAGCGGAAAAGGCATTAATAACATTGTTGCGCCCTTCTCGGACCCACAAGAACTTCCAGCTCTAGGTGGAGCAGGTCGTACCGTAGCTTTAGTGGACTCTGCGTTACGTCGAAACGGTAAGGCTTACAAAGTGTCATTCACGGCGGCGGCTCATTATGTGTATTTCGGCACCGCTCAGGCCGCTCTAGCGCCATCACAAATGGCGATGCAAGTTGAGGCGGGGCGCGCTTATACATTTAGCGCTTGGTTGAAGGCTTTATCAACGGCCGTTCCATCATTCCGTTTCAACATCATGTGGTTTATTCGTGACCCTAGCACTGGAAACATCACAACAAATGCCGGAATCATTTTTCCACAAGGTCAAACAGATTCTTACGTTGCTCCAAACGCTAACGGTCAACGTTATTCCTTTAAACCAGTCAACTCACCTGCAAACACAATCGGCGCAACCGTCTATGTTGTAGGCAACCCTTCGGGGCCTTCTGCCGGCGAATACCTCATCGATATGTTGATGCTAGAAGAGTCTGTCGGTTCCGAAAAGCCTGCTTCTACGTGGACGGCGGGTCCTGCTGATCTAAATGCGATTAAGAATGCCTTAGATACAAACGCTGTAGCAATCAACAACCTAACTACACGCGTTTCGAACGACGAGGGGAAAATTACATCTCAGGGCAATTCGATCACGCAACTAAACAACAGCATTAATACGATTAATGGAACCCTTTCAAACAAAGCGGATGCTACGGCTTTAAATGCATTAACAACTCGCGTTTCTAATGCTGAGGGGCAAATTTCATCACAAGGGTCGTCAATTGTCTCTCTTCAAAACGATCTAGCATCTACCAACAAAGCCGTTTCAACCAAAGCTGACTCAAGCGCTCTCAATTCTTTGGATTCAAAAGTATCAGAAATTGATGGTCGAGTAACAAGTACTGCCAATGCCGTTACCTCGCTTCAGGGCAGTGTTTCCAGCATTGAGAAGGGGCTTTCAACTAAAGCTGACGCGTCTGCATTAAACAACTACTACACAAAAACTGAGGCTGATTCTGCCGCCTCTGGCGCAATCGACAAGTTCAACAGTCAATTGACGATTGGTGGTGTAAACGTTGTTGCGAACTCCGAAGCTCCTCGCACTTCAACTGCCGCAACGAATCGCGAATATTTACTGTATGAACGTAGCGCCGAATTAAAAGCGTTCTATGACGAAAACCTTGAGAAGCCAATCACGATTTCGTTTGAAATGAGCGTTCCTGTGGCTGGACCGGTTCAAGTTTATTCGTCAAATGGTTCTGCTCACCAATTCGTTACTTCCGTTAATGCAATTATCGTAAATCAATTTGCCAAATATTCAGTAACAGTTAGTCCAAAAGCGCATACGGCAAGTACAACTGTTTCGACAATTGAGTTCTATGGAACGTATGGAACTGGCCGTATCCCGACGATTCGTAAATTACAAATTGAAGCGGGCACAAAGGCTACCGCTTGGAGTCCAAGCCCTCGTGATACAAAGGCTGCAATTGACGCCAATGCTTCTGCAATTCAAACGACCCAAACAAAAGTTGACAATATCGATGG